AGTGGTAATACCATAACAATACCAACATAAGAAGAAACATGCCATATTCTGATATTTCGCTTATTACTGATTCATATCTTTTATTTCAACCGCTTGATTTCATACAGTTGTCACATGATGAAAACAATTATATCATCGGAAGAGTTGTCAGCTATAATCCAAATACCGGAAATCTTGTTTTTACTCCTATTCAGGTAAATGGATCGGGTACTTATAGTTCATGGACTGTAGCTCTGTCTGGTTCGCCAGGTTTGTCCGGTTCTTCTGGTCTTAGTGGTAGTTCAGGAACATCTGGTTCTTCAGGAACTTCAGGTTCTTCTGGTTCTTCAGGAACTTCAGGTTCTTCAGGATCTAGTGGTAGTTCAGGAACATCTGGTTCTTCAGGAACTTCAGGTTCTTCTGGTTCTTCAGGAACTTCAGGTTCTTCAGGATCTAGTGGAACTTCAGGTTCTTCGGGATCTTCAGGAACTTCAGGTTCTTCTGGTTCTTCAGGAACTTCAGGTTCTTCAGGATCTAGTGGAACTTCAGGTTCTTCGGGATCTTCCGGGACATCTGGTTCTTCAGGATCTAGTGGTTCATCAGGTTCATCAGGAACTAGCGGTACAGATGGTTCTAGCGGTTCTTCAGGAACAAGCGGTTCATCAGGTAGTTCAGGAAGCTCGGGTTCAAGTGGTTCTTCAGGTTCTTCAGGTTCATCTGGATCTTCAGGATCTTCAGGATCGTCTGGGACAAGTGGTACATCATTCAGTTCTCCATATTCAGGAAACATACAGATCAACGGACAAGCTTGGGTAACGGCTGATGCTAACGGTAACACCTCGGCAAGCACCACTGTCAATTGGAATGATAGTAATATACAGACATTTACATTAAACGCAGCAACTACAACATTTACTTTCAGTAACCCAAATGCTGGTGCCACATATATTCTTATTATAAGACAAAACGCAGAAGGATCTTATACGATTACATGGCCTGTAACCGTGGCTTGGGCTGGTGCATCTACGCCTACTATGACAGCAACAGCCAGCAGATACGATGTTTACACTTTTGTTTATGATGGATCTAAGTACTTTGGATCATATGTACAAAACTTTACATAATGATAGTATTTCCATTTTCATTTATTAAGTCGATTTCAAATCTAGATGAAGGGCTTATTATTCATTTAGATGCAAATGATCCTTCAAGTTATCCTGGTACTGGTACAGCAGTATTTGACTTGGCTGGCCCATACGATCACACTTTAACCGGTGCAACTTACACAGTTCTTAATGGCATAAGGTGTTTTGATTGCACAACAGGAACTAAAAGAGTTGTTGTGGATGGAACTGGTCCTACTTTACCAACTTCGGGATACACCTATATTACTTGGGCGAGATTGGAAGCTAATCCATCAGCATTCAGAACATTACTTTACACCAATTCACCTAGATACACACCAATCACAATTCTCGATGGAACTGATACTCTAGGTTATTGGGACAGTGCATTTAGAAGCTCTGGTTACAACACTGCATCTTCAGTCGGGGTTTGGGTTCAATATGCGATAGTCGGAGATAGTTCATCTCAAACATTTTACATAAACGGATTACAAGTTGGAAGTTCAATCTCTTATGGAGCAGGGGGAACTGCACATTTCGGATGGGGAAATAATCATAATGTAACCCAACCTTGGGGTTATGTTGCAAACTTGTACTTATACAATAGAAAATTATCCTTTCCTGAGATCGTAGAACAATATAACACACTTTCTCCAGCCTTTAATCTGGTTCTGGATTATAACACATTTAATACATCATCATATAGTGGTAGTGGAACAACTATCAATGATTTAAGTGGTAATAGTAGGAATGGAACAATCACAGGTTCTCCAACCTGGACTAGTAATTATTTTACTTTTAGTGATGATTATGTAACAACACCAAATTTAAGTTCAGTAATAACAGCACTTAACGAAGTTCATTCAGTAGAGGTATGGGTATATCCGACTAATAATGGAGTACTGGTTCAATATAATGGTACTCCGACTCCAAATAATACGGGATACCACGCTTCCGCAATAGAAATAGTTGGTGGTAATTTAGAAGTTGGACTTTGGGATGGAACTGTATTAGCTTCAACCGGCAACATAGGTGCAGTTTCATTTAATGAATGGCATCAAATAGTTTTAACCTACAACGGTTCAGTATGTAGGGGATACCTTGATGGGGTATTTAAGGGTTCGGTGAATGTAGCATGGGATTCACCTATGGATTATTCTCTACCATTTTATATGAACTTTGGTCCCCAAGATTCTACAAATCAGGGTGACGGAAGTTATTTTGATGGTAGATTTGGTATAATGCGAGTATATAATACCGCTTTAACCGACGCACAGGTATTATCTAATTATAATTCTACCGTACCAACTATCGTTAATATAACCACCAATGGTTTGGTATTATATTACGACCCATCAAGTGCATCATCATATCCAGGCAGTGGTACAACTATTACTGATTTAAGTGGTAACGGTAGAAATGGAACGATGTCAAATATAACATATACATCCCCTTACTTTGTATACAATGGTTCTTCGTCTCAAGTTAGTATTGCTGACAATGCATTATTAGAACCGGGGAGTGGGGATTGGACAATGGAAGTATGGGTTAACCAATCTGTTTCAGGTAACGATGTTGTATTAGGAAAGTTCGATCCAGGCGGACTCGCAGTAGATGTGAGTTATAGTATAAGAACAACCAATACAACCTATTATGCTCAAATAGGTTCGGGCTCTGGATCAGGCTCAACACTATTCGTAAACAGTACAAATTATGTAGGAACTATTGGTTCTTGGTCCCAAATAGTTTATGTATTTACAAATGTTGCTGCTAATACACTTCAAACATTTGTCAACGGTTCAAGCATAGGTACTGTAAGTCACAGTTTACCAAGTATATTAAACACTTCTGCTAATTTATACATCGGTTCATATAATAATGGTGAATCTCTACAATACTTTGACGGTAAAATTGGAATAACCCGCTTATACAATAGAGCATTAACTGCATCGGAAGTTTTGGATAATTACAATGCAGATAGATCTAAGTATAGTTTATAAATGTAACTATAAATGGCTTTAGGATATATAATTGAAATATAGTTGATGAAACATATTATGTTATTCGAAGAATTCATCGGAGAAGCTGGACGCTATCCGTATGTGGATCCAGAAGAAGGTACTGGTAAAAAACCTGAAGGATCCGGTCGTAGACTATACACAGATGAAAATCCAGATGATACAGTACCTGTAAAATTTAGAACAAAGGAAGATATAGTAGATACTCTTAACAGAGAAGACTTTAAGTCTAAACCTCATGTTAGACAGTCTCAAATAATTAATCTCATTCATCAAAGAACTCGAGCTGCTCATAAACACGCTAAAGATCCAAAAGTTATTAAAAGACTTGGAAGAGCTCTAGAATATATTGAAAAAGTTAAAGAGGAGTCAAAGAAGAAAACAATAGAATTAAACAAAGATAAAAAATGAAAAAAGAAAAAATAGTAAGAGGATCAGTAATCTCAACCTTTGTGATCCTTTATTTGATGGTTTCGATTATTTCGACTATTCACGTAATAGACTTTTTCGAACTTTCAAACCCGTATTGGCTAGCAGTCACTTTGGCTATTGCCTTTGAAGTTGGAGCTGCTGCTTCATTAGCTTCTTTGGTTATTTTAGATAAAATGAATAGAGGCTTGGTTTGGACTCTATTCAGCGCAATCACTCTGATGCAAATGCAGGGTAATATGTACTACGCATTTACTAATCTTCAGGATTTTACTTCATGGTCAGAACTTTTTGGATTAATAGAAGAAGAAGTAATCTTTCAAAAGAGAATCATTGCTGCAGTGTCAGGAGCAATATTACCTCTTGTTGCATTAGGATTTATCAAATCCCTGGTAGATTATATCAAGCCAGAGTCTGAGAAAGAAAAACTAATAGAAGAGGAAGAGAAAGAAGTAAAAGAAGAAATTTTAGGATCAGAAGAATATCTTTTTAATTTACAAAAAAATGAGATAAAGGAAGAACCGAAAAAGGAATCCTTCGAAGATTATTTAGTAGATATCCCACTTAAGTACGCAGAATCATATTCAGAACCTTCAATAGAAGAAAATGTAGAAGATATGAGAAAGGTAGTAGAAGCATATGATGATTTAGAAGAAGAAATCAAAGAATGGGAAGAAGCTTCATTAACAGACTTTAACGAAGATGTCGAATGGGACGAATCACACGCTTTAGATCAAGTCCTAAACGATATTGCAGAAGAAGTTGAAGAAGAAGTTGAAGAAGAAGTTGGAGAGATTGAAGTTACTGAAGAACCGGAAGTTGTAGTCTCAGAAGAAAATGATTTCTCAGAATCTATTCAAACGGAAGAAGAAAACGAAAACGCCGAAGAAAAAAAAAGTTGATAGATCAAATACGAAAGAGATATTCAACCCCTTCGACAATAACGGAGGATTCTTCAGAAGATTCGACCACAAGACAGCGAGGTGGATCGATGTCAAATAGAACAAGAACTAATAAGTTCGTAGTTGGTAGTAGAAAAAGAAGATAATGACATTTTGTCATAAAGTTTATTAGAAAAAATTATAAAATGAGACATTTTGTCTCATTTTTCTTTTTGGCATACTTTTTGAGATATTTAATAAACAAATCAAAATAAAAAAATATAAGAAAATATGTTTTACAATCCAATTAACTTAAGAGAAATGTTTGATCTTTTAGATCGCGGCCCTCTATGGAAAACTTCTTCAATTACCAAAACTAGAAATTGGGGGATAGAGGCCAGAGAAGTCGAAAACGGATTTGAAGTTGAAATGGCTCTTCCCGGATATGAAAAAGATGAAATTCATATAGATGCAGAGTCCACAGTCGTAAATGTTTACACCGAAAGGGCTAATAAATGGGGAGAAAAATTTTCACAAAGAATTGCAGTTCCTGACCATTGTGAAATTAAAAACATTTCCGCAGAATACAAAAATGGAATTTTAACAATCTTATTTCCTGCCAAAGAAGAAAGAAACGAAAAGATTTCTATTCAAATAAAATAAACAAAAAAGCATTTTCTTATATAAAAACTATGGAAAAACAATTAGAAATGAACGCATCTAGAGCAATAAGCGTCTTGATTCAGGGCGTAGAAATTGCTCAGAAACAGGGTGCATACACTTTAGATGATGCAGAATTGCTGGCTAAAGCTGTTAAATTTTTCAAAAACGCGGCTAAAGTAACCTCTGCAGAATCTGAAGAAAAAGCACCAGAAACACCGTCTGAAGAATCCTCAACCCCAACTAGAACAAGAAGCAAAGCAAAATGATACAAGTAAGTAATAAAAACCCAAAAGAAATGACTGCTCAAGAAATTGAAGCAGAAATCAAAGAACTTTCCGATATCTCTGGAAAGATTTTAATTGAAAATAGAGATAGAACATACCCTATCAATGTAGCAGATTCTAAGGGATTGAATACAATGATTAAGCATGTCGAAAAAGCTAAATGGTCTCACACCGAAGCAGCGGCTCTTATAGCTCTAGTAATGGATCTTAGAGATCAAAAAGCTAAACTAGATGAGAATGGAAACATTCATTTGAGAACCGCTAATATTTCCAGTTTATATCAAACTATGCTGAAATATACAGGTCAAGGTTTCTATGAGGCTAAAGAACATATTCAAATTTTAGCTACTGTAGGCGAAAGCATTTCAAATGCAATGGAAATTGTTGCTAAAGATAATAATACTCTTAGAGAAATTCACACTCGTCTAAGCGTATTAGATGATGAAATGCAGTTACATACTGCAGCACCTCAATCAGAAATTTCACAAGAAACTCAAATTGAAGCTGAAGCTGAAGTAGTTAGTGAGTAATTTGATTTTCCATACTAAAGCGGGCTTTGGCCCGCTTTTTTTTGCTCTCGGAAAGATAAATAAAAAAACAAATCGGGTGTGGATATATCATCTTCAGTAACTGAAATACTTATAGCTTTTATTTCTGGTATTTTTGGTCCAATTGCGATCATGTATGCTAAAAAGAGATTTGAAAGCAAAAAACAAGATTTATTAACAGAGGCCTTTGAGTTTGGTGCTGTAGTAGATCAAGAAGTTGACGATTTACTTTTTGGTTTAGATCTTGATAGAGTTTGGATTGCTCAATTTCACAATGGAGGACACTTTTATCCTACTGGAAAAAGCATCCAAAAATTTAGTATTTTTTATGAAACTGTGCATGACGGTATTCAAAAGATTACTCCACAGTTTCAAAACATTCCATGTTCTCTCTTTGCTAAAAGCTTTTCAGAAATAATAGCGAATGATGAACTTTTAGTTCAAAATTTTAATGTTGACGAGAGAACCTACGGATTAAAAAACGTAGCAGATACAACAGGATGCAAATCTATTGTTATGGTTCCTCTAAAAACACATAACGGTAAAATTTTCGGTTGTCTCGGTGTTGAAAGAGTGAGAAGAATCGGATTTGAAGATGAAGATTTAACTACAGTTAGAGAATCAGCTGCTTTTCTATCTGGATTGCTATTTCAACATTTAAAAAATTCTTAAAAATGGAAGGCGACAGTCATAAACGGAATGAACAAGAAAGTAGCAACCCTGTGTCTTATATTAGCCACCTTTTTCAACCCTTTGGGCTTCGATGCCCTATTCGCGTTGACAACGAAGTGGACAGGGTCCTATTGGGTTACGGACTTAATTTTTTACCTTCTTTCGGGATTATTTTTTGGCTTATATTTCTTATTTTCTAAACTAAACAAAAAAGAAAGATAAAATAGGTATATGGGTTTCAATAAAAGATATATCTCAAGAGAATCTCTTAAAATTGTTTATAAAGAAAAAGGAGCAGAAGGAATTGAATGTTATTTAACTAAACCTGATGCCCTAATTATTGACAGCGACTGCAAGATCAATCTATGTTCAATAGCCGAAACTATTGAAAGTATTAAAGATTGGATATCGGAAGAACAAGAACAAGAACAACAATTAGAAAAAAATATTAATGTCGTAAATCATGGCGGTTAAAAGAGATAAAAACGCAAACGCACAAAGAGATTATACTATCGATTTAGATAATGTTAGACTAACCCCAAAACAACAAGAACTCTACGAAAATATATGTAGCAATGAAGTAATATTTGCAACAGGCCCAGCCGGAACAAGCAAGACTTTTACTGCAATGTACAGTGCTCTTCGTCTATTGAGCAAAGGAGCCATTCGAAAAATTATTTTAACGAAACCTATTCAAGAATCTGGAGAAAAATTAGGATATTTACCAGGTACTGTAGATGAGAAAATTGCTCCTTATTTAGAAAGTTTTATACTTACTCTAAAAAAAATTATCCCAGAAGCAGCAGTAAATGAATTGTTCGCTTTTGGTATTATCGAATTTAGACCTCTTGCCTTTATGAGAGGAGCAACCTTCGATCATTCTCTAATGATTTTAGATGAAGCCCAAAACACTATCGAAAGCCAGCTAATCTTGTATCTTACTCGTTTAGGAAATAAGAGTAAAATTCTAGTAATGGGTGATACTAATCAGATTGATATTAGAGAAAAAGATTCTGCATTCGAAAACTTCATCGGAATGATTTCTGACGTAAAAGGAGTTACTCATCACAAATTTGATAGAGAAGATATCGTAAGAAATAAAATGATTGTAGAGATTACTGATCGATATGATGTTTGGAAATCTCAGCAACCTAAGGGCAGTAGTGGTTCTTCCGGAAATAGAGGCAGATGAAAATAGCCACAATCACTCCTACTCGAGGTGATAGAAAAGATTTTTTAGCCCAGTGTAGACGAATGATTCATCGTCAAACACTTCCTCCTGACGAAGTTATATTTGTAAACTTTCAGAGTAGAGACGATGAGAAAGATATAACTCTTCGTTACAGAAGAGGAATTGCAGAAGCTATAAAAAGAGGCTGTGACATTGCTCTATTTATTGAAGATGATGATTGGTATCATCACGAGTACATTGAGTGGATGGTAAGGATGTGGGAATCTAGAGGACGTCCTGATCTTTTTGGCATAGAAGAGACTTATTACTATCATCTAAAACTACAAAATCTTTGGCATTCTAATCACGCAGATCGTTCTTCTGCTTTTTCTACTTTGGTTAATCTCAAATTTACTGGGATGACTTGGCCCGCAGATAATGATCCTTTCACTGATTTGTGGATTTGGAGAGAATGGAAATGCAGAAAAGCCACTATTAAATTTGATAGAGAGAAGATTTATACAATTGGTGTAAAACACGGAATCGGGTTGACTGGTGGGTCTGGGCATCGAAATAATCTCAAATGGACAATGCAGAAAGCTCAGTTCTGGTTCAACGGAAAAATAAACCAAATAGATGTCCAGTTCTATAATAGAATGAGAAATCTTATATAGAGTGCATCCAGATATTTTAGTCACAGTAGTTAATCACAATCACAATGAAAATGCTCTTAAATTGCTTACGCAATTTTCAAGAGATTTTAAAACAATCGTAATCGATTCTGGATCCGAAGTAAAGGATAACCGATTTATCTTATTAGACAATGTTTATTATTCAGGTCTCTTTAATAAAGCATGTGAGCTTTTAAAAGAAACTGATAAAAAATGGCTTCTTTTTATCGCATCTGATGTAAGAATAGACGAAGATAATTACTGGAAGCTAACACGTAGGCTCTGTGACCATCGATCATTTAGTGATATAGGTCTATATACTCCTAGTGTAGAAGGTCGCTCGCACCTTTTCTTAAAACAACAAACCGGAAGCCATAAATATCGAGATGTAAATTTCGTAGAAGGTTTTATGTTTTTAACAAGAAGATCCATACTTTCAAAAATGCACCCAGTTGATGTAAGATTGAATAAAATCGGATGGGGCTTAGATGTAATGAAAGGATTCTTTTGTAGAGAACTAGGTCTTCGATCGGTGGTAGACGACTTGGTAAGTGTTTATCATCCACCCGAAGCTGGATATTCATATGAAGAAGCCGTTGAAAATTGCAAAAGATGGGCCAAAGTTCAAAGCCCAGAGTTTAGAAAATTCTTAAAAATAAATACAGGACTATGAAAGCACTAATTACCGGAATTAACGGACAAGACGGATCATACTTATCAGAATTTCTTTTGGAAAAAGGTTATGAAGTGTATGGGATATTAAAAAGAAATTCAGTATCAGAAAATCAAACTTATCGACTAAATGGGGTATACTCCGAGTTAAAACTTTTTTACGGTGACATGACTGACCTTTCATCTCTAATCAGAGTGATAGAAGAAGTTAGACCAGACGAAATTTATAATTTAGCAGCACAGTCTCATGTTAGAATTAGTTTTGATCAACCTATTTACACTGCAAATACTACAGGAATTGGAACCCTGAATTTATTAGAATCTGTAAAACTGATTAAGCCGAACACAAAAATTTATCAAGCTTCATCTTCTGAGATGTTCGGAAACTCTATTGATACTGACGGCTTTCAGAGAGAAAATACTCCACTAGTGCCAGTTTCTCCCTATGGTTGTGCAAAAGTTTATGCATATAATATCTCTAGAAATTATAGAAATTCTTATGGGATGTTTGTATCTAATGGAATTCTTTTCAATCACGAATCTCCCAGAAGAGGAACAAATTTCGTTACAAACAAAGTAGTTAAAGAAGCCGTAAAGATAAAGCTATTCATGTCAGATTCTCTACGTCTTGGAAATTTAGAAGCTACTCGAGATTGGGGTCATGCTAAAGATTACGTAAAAGCGATGTGGATGATTCTACAACAAGAAAGACCTGATGATTTTGTTTGTTCAACTGGAATATCTCATTCAGTTAAAGATTTGTGTGAATATGTTTTTTCCTCTTTAGATTTGAATTATAGAGACTATTTAAAAATAGATGAAAAATATTTTAGACCTGAAGAGTTACGTGATTTAAAAGGCGATTCTTCAAAACTTAGAAATCTTACCGGATGGGAACCTGAATATACATTTGAATCAATGTTAGACGAGATGATTGAATATTGGCTACAATACTACAAGAATAAATAATTTATGAAAATAATTACAGGAGGAAGCGGACTGATAGGATCTGAATTTTCAGAGGGAATGAAATTAAAAAGTTCTGACTACGATCTAAGAAACAGATCAGAAGTAATTAGAATGATAGGAGACTTTGCTCCTACTACTATTATACACACTGCTGCAAAGGTAGGTGGTGTCTGGGCTAATATGAATTATAAAGCCAATTTTTTCTATGATAATATTACGATGAACTCGAATATTATTCATGAAGCAGCAATGAGAAAGGTTGAAAAACTGATAGTGTTTCTTTCGACTTGTGTTTTCCCAGATTCTGTAGAATATCCTCTAGATGAAACCAAGATTCATTTAGGTCCTCCGCACTCATCGAATGATGCTTATGCTTATGCCAAAAGAATGGCAGATGTTCAAGTGAGAGCGTACAATCAACAATATGGAACCAAATATTTTTGTGTAATTCCTACTAATGTATATGGTCCACAAGATAATTACAATCTCGAAAACAGTCATGTATTGCCAGCTCTTATTCATAAATGTTATTTAGCAAAAAAGAATAATACTGACTGGGAAATTTGGGGAGACGGTACACCCTTACGAGAATTTATTTTTTCTAGAGATGTAGCTGAAATTTGTGATCTTTTATTAGAAAAATATGAAGATGATTCTCCCGTAATTCTTTCTACTTCTTCTGAAATTTCAATCAGAGAAGTCGCAGAGATGATTGGAAAAATTATGAACTTTAAGGGAAAAATAAAGTGGCTTTCTGATAAACCTAATGGGCAATTTAGAAAACCTTCCGATAATTCCAAGCTATTATCGATCATAAATTATAAGTTTACTCCGCTTGATGAAGGCTTGTCAGAAACAATAGAATATTTCATACAAAATTATGAGAAGGTGAGGAAATAATGACAATACATAGAAGACAAATATTAGTTCAGAAACAAGAAACCAAAAAGATAGTTTTGCCGCACAGCAAGCTAGGAGGAAAGATATTTGTCTATACTATTTGTTGGAATGAAGAAAAGCTTCTTCCTTTCTTTATTGAACATTACTCAGAATTTGCAGATAAGATCATTATTTATGATAATGAATCTACAGATTCTTCTGCTCAAATTATGAGCAAATATCCTAAAGTTCAGCGCAGAGAATATTCAAGTAATAATCAGATCAGAGATGATCTTTACTTAAAGATCAAAAATAATGCATGGAAAGAAGTCAGAGGCACTGCAGACTGGGTAATTGTTTGTGATATGGACGAATTTTTTTATCATCAAAATATCCAAAACTTTTTGAACACTACAAAGAGCAGAGGCTTTACCATTATTAAGCCGCAGGGTTATAATATGGCTTCTTTTGAATTCCCCCAGTACGGAAACCCTTTAGTAGAAACTGTTAAAACAGGTCTGCCTTTTGATCCAGAATCAAAGATGTGTGTTTTCAACCCGGGTGTGATTAAAGAAATGAATTATACCGCAGGATGTCACTACGCAAAGCCACAAGGAAATATAAAGATTCTAGAAGACAAAGAAGCTAAACTACTACATTACAAATTTCTGGGAAGGGATAACTTCTTAAATAGAAACATTCAATATAGAGGAAGACTGAGCGAAGCAAATAAGAGAAGAGGATGGGGAGCTCACTATTTACAGTCAATGGCTGATCATGAAAGTACTTTTGATGGAACTCTGGCTCAATCTACTCAAGTAATATGAAATCTCAAAGAATTTCAAAAATAGAAAAAAAACCTACATTTTCTCTCCCTAGAGATTTTAATTATGAGTCGTATCATCTGCTGAATCCAGACGTTTCTACAGGCGGCTATGTAGGAAAGGAGGGAGCCATACAACACTGGCTTGCATACGGACAGTACGAAGGTAGAAAATATAAATTTGTTCAGCCACAGAGAAGAGGGAAGATTAGTGTAATTATGCCTTCTTATTTAGGAGAATATTCTACAGAATTAACTACATCAGCCAAGAACAGAGAAACAAAATTTGAAAGAGCAGTAAATTCTTTTCTTTATCAAACCTATAGAAATTCTGAATTGATAATTATCTCAGATGGGTGTCATAGAACTTCTGACATACTTAAGAGAAGATTTTTACGGTATCTGGGAAATCAAATTATTCTTATTTCTTTAGAAAAGCAACCCCTATTCAGTGGAGAAGTTAGAAATGCAGGATTAAGAGTAGCCACCGGCAATCTTGTCTGCTATTTAGATACTGATGACATGTTTGGAGCTAAACATTTAGATTCTCTTTCTAAGGGATTTGATTATGATTCTGATTGGTGTTTTTTTGATGACTATTTATATGACGGAAAACAAAAGACTCTTAGAAATTCTACACTAGAATACTCGAGAATCGGAACAAGTAATTTTACACACAAAAGATCAGTATCTGTAAATTGGGCCGACGGTTATGGACATGACTATGAAACAATTATGTCTCTTATCCAATTACGACATCGAAAAATTCAAACTCCTGAATATTTTGTCTGTCATCAGACATCAATCGGTTTAGATTTTTGATAAATAAATAATAAATAATAAAATGAGGTATAGTAGACAAGTTAAAGGCCAAATCCCCCAGGATTTTGACTATAGAGACTATCTAGAGCTGAATCCAGATGTTGCAGCGGGGGGTTTTCATGGAATAGAAGGAGCAATGAGGCACTGGATTAATCATGGAATGCATGAAGGCAGACAATATAAGAAACAACAACACACCAGAAAAAATATAACCGTGCAAAAAAATTTACTTAAGCCCAAGCTGATAAGTTATTATGCAGATTTTCAGCCAGGTGACTATTACAAGAATTTTGCTATCACTCTTATCGATAGATGTAATCAGTTTGGAATTGATTTTGATATCGTAGAAAAAATTTCAAAGGGAGGTTACAGTGCAAACTGTTTAATGAAGCCTGAATTTATTCTTGAAAAAATGATAGAATACAAGAGGGATATTCTATGGATGGACTGTGACACAGACTTTAGAGAACCTTTTGCAGAATTTAATTATCTTTCTCAAGATATTGGATTAGCTACTCACAGTGGAGATATGAATGGAATTAAGGCATCTCCGGTTCTCTTAAACTATACAGAAGGCGCATTCAGAATTGTTAGAGAGTGGGTAGTTCATACAAACTCTGCACTGAGAAAGGGAATTACCGAACTTGATCACGATGCCCTAAAACACTATGTTCTTGAAAAGTTGAAAGGGCAATATAGTACATTTCTTCTTTCTCAAAACTGGTATGATTTTGTAAATGGCCGCTACATCTATAATGGAAATAGTGCAATCTTTGAGAAAAAACAAGTTCACATAGAAGTTCAAGCAATGACAAATGAACAGAGATGGAACATATCGAGTGATGTAAAAACTTTCATATTAGATGTAAAGATAGAAGGAATGGACGGTGTAGAAATTGCTTATAATTCATTGATGAATTTTTCAAATCATTCCAGAATAAAAATCTATCTACCAGAGTCTAGTAAAGATATTTTAGGACCTTTTGTAGGAAAAATAAAGGCAGAATCCGGTGGAGAAGTATATTATGGTCTCGCTAATGCAGGTCATAATGAAATAAAAATAGAAGTTAAAAATACTTTAGAAAAAGATTGGGACAAGCATTATGGAAATTAAAGGTATAGGTCTTCCGTTTCCTGCAGAATATTCTTCATGTTCAAACTTATCCCCAAAGGGATTCAGATGGACTCACGGAGATTCGGCATATCACATTTACATAGATGGAGATATTGAAAAGGGTCTTCATACTCCTAAACATGCTGGAAAATATGGATGGCTTTGCGAATCTAGAGACATTTGTGATGAAATATACGGAAAGGTAAAATCAAACACCAGTTTGTACAAAAGATTCTTTTCTGGAATATTTACATGTGACAGAGAATTGCTGTCTGATCCTTTTTTTATTTATGCGCCTCCGGGTTCCAATTTGTCTTGGACGAAACCAAACGAAATGCAAATTTTTGAAAAGTCTAAAAGATGTTCGATGATCTCTTCTCCGAAGGATAGAACACCAGGCCACAGATTTAGATTAGAAATTGCAGCTCAACTACAACCCCACCTGGATCTTTTTGGTGGAGCTCACGGATCACCCAGAATCGGAGAAGGGGTCGGTCCGACAGGAGACTGGTGGAGATCTAAATTACCTGCTTTACAAGACTATCGTTTTTCTGTAGTTTTTGAGAATGCAGTATATGAAAAGTACTACACTGAAAAAATTACAGATTGTTTTGCAACTGGAACAATTCCAATCTACTGGGGAACAAGGTCAGTCACTGAAGATTTTAACCCAGAAGGAATAATTTTTTGGGAAGATTTTAAAGGGATCGATACTCTCACAGAAGATTTATATAATTCAAAAATAGAAGCTTTAAAAGAAAATTTAGAAAGAGTTAAAAAATTAGAATCAGCTGATGATGTTCTCTTTAAACAAATAATTAGAAGATGAAATTAAATCTCAAAAGAGTAACAGCTGTATGTATTGACGGCAGAGAAATGACTTCAGATATATTGGAAAGATACAAGCTGATTATGTCATATATGACTTCAGTTGTAGACTTTCACGAAGTAAAATTCTTTGGTACTTTTGATCCTCAAATTCCTGATGTGCAGTTTAATCAAATAGCTCCGATGGATGTTAATGGTTACTCAAAATTCTGTATATTTAGACTGAATGAAGTTGTAAATTCAGATTTTTGTCTCGTATTTCAAGACGATGGATTTATTGTTAATCCTGAATTATGGGAAGATGAATTTTTTAACTATGATTGGATAGGTTCTCCTTGGCCACTATATATGGGATGGCCCAGAGAAGGTCATCAAGTAGGAAACGGAGGATTCTCTCTTAGGAGCAAAAGACTATTAGAGTGGACATCGACAATTACTGATTGGGCCGGACAAAACGAAGACACTTTTATTGTTAGCGGAAAAAAAGAAGAACTTGAAAATCAAGGTTTGAAAATAGCCCCAGTCGAAGTTGCAACTCGCTTCTCAGTTGAAAATGAAATGACCAGAGAACACGGTCTCCATAACGTGTTTGGCTTTCATGCCAAAAATAAAATGGATTTAGCACTTGAAAAAATAAAAAAACAATTATTATGATAAAAACACTAGCATACTACCCTATTCATTATGGAGCTGAGTATTTAGAAGCTTCAATTCAATCTATATTTGATAATGTTGATAAAATTGTAATTCTGTACACTTCTGAACCAAGTTACGGTCATCATACTAGCGTATCGTGCCCCGAAAGCGAAGAAGAAATTAAACAAGTTGCAATGAAAGCTGCAGGAGATAAACTCGAATGGGTTATTGTCAGGGCTCACGAGGAAGGATCACACAGAGATCAAATTTGGGAATATACTAGTGGGTATGATGTATTACTTGCAGTTGATGCTGATGAAATATGGGAGCCTTCTGAATTGACAAAGGCGATTGAAGAAACATATAACGGAAAATCTTGGAGAAGAAATGTATCAGGCTTCATAAATTTTTGGAAATCTTTTAATTGGGCATGTTATGACGGATTTTTACCGGCTAGACTTTTTAAAGTGAATGCTGAAAACAGGGATGAAGAAACTATTGGAGGAAAAATTTATCATTTCGGATATGCTCAATCTAAAAAAATAATGGATTACAAATTTGAAATTCACGGGCATAAAAACGAAATAAAACCAGGCTGGTTAGATAATACTTATTATGCTTGGCAACCTGGAGATAAAGATATTCATCCAACATGTACAGTTTGGGGAGAAGCTATACACTTTGACAAAAATACAATGCCCGAATGTTTAAAAAATCATCCAAATTTTAATAAAGAAATAATAAGTTAAATCATGAAAGATAAAATAAAAAAATATTCGCTGCATTGGGCATTAGGGGGAACAAACACGAGCGGTGGACTTGAACAAAATGCATATGAACTTGAAAAGCTTTGTGAATTTATATTAGAAAAAAATATTCAAACATATACAGAAATAGGCTGTGCTGCTGGCCAATTATTAAGATTTATGAGAGATGAACTTAACCTCGATGCAGTTGGAATTACGCTAGAACCTCGAGACTCTCACGCTGACCTACCGATAGTACATGGAAATTCAACAGATCCTGAAATTATTAAAATTGCAAAGTCCTGTGATCTTTATTTTATAGACGGAGATCATTCTTATTCAGGAGTTAAATCTGATTATTTGAATTACAAGAGTTTTTGTAAATATATGGCATTTCATGATATATTAGGACAGCGAGATTGTGAAGGCGTTTCCAAGTTTTGGAATGAAATCAAGGATCAATATGAATTTTTTGAATTTATAGATTCTAATACCGAAATAGCTAGCGGGATAGGTATAATAAAAATACAAAATATATAAACAATAAGCAATATGTGTAGATCATTTAATAAAAAATACTTAAGTTTTGAGTATTTTAATCTAGGAAAGTATGGAATTAGCCCCTTTGAATTAGGAATAGAATCCGAAATAATTCATCATAAAAACAAAGCTACCCTTGGTGCGTATGAGTGGCTACTAGACCTATATGGGGTACCTACTTCTTTATTTGAGATTGGAACTAAAAACGGCGGTAGCATGGTGCTTTGGGATTTAATCTTAAACTCATTCGAGTTTAATACTAAGATTGTTGGAATTGATATTAATATTGAACAACTATCGGAATGCGCAAAAGATTATATGAAAGAGAGAGGAATATCTGTTTATAATTGTGATAGTGGTAAGGTTATTGAGTTAGAGAAAATAATAGAAGATTCTCTAGAAAATTCTATTGATATGTTAATAGATGATGGCGCTCATACAATCGACACTATAATTCCTAATTTCAAGCATTTATGGCCTTTTATAAAAAATAATGGTGTTTATGTGATAGAAGATTGGTCTGCTTTACACCCAGATCATAGATTACTATTGTTCAATGAATTATTCAATTATTTAATAGGATCGTGGACTGAGTCCGACACTACTAGTGAATATCCTTTTGTTATACATTTTCATAGAAATATCATAGCTATACAAAAAAAGTAAAATTTTTAAATGGAAACTGTAATTATAACCGGATCCTGTGGATTAATCGGAAGTGAAGCTGTTAAATTCTTTCACAGCCACGGATTTAAGATAATAGGAATAGACGATGATTCAAGATCTAAATTTTTTGGAAAAGAAGCAAGTACAAACGGAATGCTTTCTCAATTAAAAGACCTTGAAAATTATCAGCATCTTTCAATTAATATTTCATCGTATCAAGACTTAGAAAATAATTTATTAGGTATTAAAGATCTAAAGATGATTATTCATACGGCTGCTCAACCTTCTCATGACTGGGCAGCAACAAATCCATTTGAAGATTTTAATACAAATGCATTAGGAACGTTAAATATGTTGGAGATAACTAGAAATTACTTTCCTGATGCAGTTTTTATTTTTACTTCTACTAATAAAGTTTATGGAGATTTACCAAATAACATAACGGAATATACAGAGTCTGATTCTAGATTTAATCCAACTAATCTTGAATTTCTTACTAGTGGTATAGACGAAAATCTATCAATAGATCAATGTAAACATTCTCTATTCGGGGTATCAAAAGCTTATGGCGATCTAATAACTCAAGAATACGGAAAATATTTTGGATTAAAAACCGGTACTTTTAGAGGAGGGTGTTTAACTGGCCAAAATCATTCGGGGGTTAAGGCACACGGATTTCTCTCTTATTTAGTAAAATGCGCAATGACAGGGGAGAAATATTATATTAACGGATATAAAGGTAAGCAAGTAAGAGACAATATTCATTCTAGCGATGTTGTTTCTGCCTTTTATGAGTTTTACAAAAATCCTAAACCTGGGGAGGTTTATAATATAGGTGGAGGAAATCTTTCAAATTGCTCAATACTAGAAGCTATTGAATTAATTTACGAAATTTCAGGTAAAAGAGTAGACTATGAATTGCTCGAAACGCCAAGAGAAGGAGACCACATTTGGTACATTAGTGATATGACAAAATTTAGAAATCATTATCCAAATTGGATCCAAAAATACGATTTAATAAAAATAATAAAAGAAATGATATGATTAGTATAGTTTTTCCACACGCCATGAACTCCGAAAATGATGCAGTTCTTCAATTAAAATTAAAAATGTTGGAAGAAAATTCCACCTATCCGTATGAAATATTAATGTTATCAAATACTGGCAGGCCCGATTTAGTTTATGAATCCTGGGATTGGATGATGCGGCGTGCTAAATATGATCTTATTTTATGGGATAATTCAGATATAATATATGCCCCAAAATTTATGGATAATATCATTAAGCATAAAGACGATGCTGATTGGTTAGGACTAGAATTAGTTGAATGTGGAGCAATTGGAGTAGCTGACACTAACATATGTAAAGATTTTGGAAGAACTGCCAGCTCGTTTGATAGGAGCAGCTTTGAAAAATGGGTAGAAGAATATTCAAGTAATCGCTCATCAATTCGAAACGGTTTTTGCTGGTACTCTCCTTCTGTTTGGAAAAAATCGTGGTATATTAAAATGGGAGGATTTGATTTTACCAAGCCATTTCCTCACCCCAATGATTCAGAATTTAGAGATCGATGTATAGCTGCTGGATCAACATTCGCCGTTGTTAATTCTTTTGCATATCATTTTCAACGAGCTGGAGAAAATAGAGGAGAAAAACCGGAAAGAGAATGATTTTTCGGTGAAGAAGCTCTTGTACATACCACTAGATTATCACATACACTCTGGTCCATTAATAAAAAGTTATTTGTCAAATGATAGTTTAGATTTGGACTACTAATCAATTAAAGAATTTTTATGGAAGAGTCTAAAATATCAAATAACTTTTGGATAAGTAAGAAAGAATATCCAAATTATCCGTTTATCAAAGAAAGAAGAAAGTACGAATTAGACTTTCTACTGGAAAATATACCAAAAGATACCAACACTTTGTTGGATATTGGGTGCGGTGACGGATCAACAGTAATTCTCCTTAGAGAAACTACATACATAAAAGATTTTTATTGTTATGATATAGCAGAAGGTTTAATGAGTGGAAATTGGGGAGAAAGAGATTCTAAAATAATCAAAAAAACGGTAGATTTTAATATTGATCGAAGTCTTCCAGTCACTGATGTTACTATATCTATGAATATCTTTCCCTGTATTTTTGATGATGCTGTTTTAGATTCGATAATAGGAAATATTAAGTCTGATATTTTTTTAACCAGAATAACATGCGAGCATTCAGAAAGACTAACCATAAATAAATATTCAGAAGATCTTTCCGATCACATTGCCTCGGTGTATCGAACTGTTGAAGAATATTTAGAAGTTCTTAAAAAATATTACCCCTATGTTGAATATAGAAGATCTTTTCCGGACAAGATAGAAAGTAAGTATGGTACCAAGCAATATTTTTTTATTTGTAAAAGATGAAAAGAGTTTATATTCCGGGAGTTTGGGATCTTTTTCATATCGGGCATTTGAATGTTCTAAGAGAGGCTAAAAAGTTAGGAGATTATCTCGTAGTAGGTGTATGTTCTGATGATATATGCATAAATACTAAATGTAAGCCAATTATAAAGGAAGATTGGAGATTAGAAGTAATAGAAAATATTAAATTTGTTGATTATGCACTAGTATATAGAAACTTAGATTATTTTCAGTATATTAAAGATCAAGAGATATCAATCTTTGCAGTCGGAGAAGAATTCGGATATCTAGAAGAACATCAAAGGGCTATCGCACTCTGTAAAGAAAATAAGATTGAAATGGTTAAAATACCTAGATACCCTGGGATATCTTCTACTATAATAAAGGAAAAGATTTTATGAATATAGGAGCAGACTTTCATGACACAATTTCGTACAATCCAGATTTTTTTAGGAATCTTTTTTCTTCTTGGAAATCAGGAAAGATCTATATAGTAACTGGAACTCCAGAAAAAAATAGATTAGAAATTGAAAAAGAATTAGAAATAATGGGATTATGTGATCTTTATGATGAAATAATCTATGGATTTGAATATTCAAAAGAAAATATGGATCACAATCATTTTCTCAGAATGAGAGAACATAAATTAAATGCAGTAAAAGATAAAAAAATAGAAGTATATTTCGATGATAATCCGTATTATGTAGATTATTTGAGAAATGAAGGAATAACAGTTTTTCAAACTATTCTTAGCGATAAATATATGCAAGAATTTGAGAAGAAAGATCCATTTTTTACTTCCAACCTACAAAGATTTCAATTCCAATATTTAAAATGAAAGAAAAAATTTATCTCTTCAAAGATGGAAGTTCATCCACTGATGTGTTTGATAATTTGTATCAAAAAATGAACAGGGAATTCAAATGCTTTAAACTTATAGACGATGATGAAGATATAAGCGATAAGATAAATTCACTTATAGGCGAACGGGTAGTTCTGATAACAACTGATCATTTTTCTACCGGATTTACGATTGATAGAATTATTTCAATACTAAATCCTATTAAAAAATACTATAGTCTACATGATTTAGGTATACATACGAGGTCCGAAATTGAAATGCAAGATTGGAACTTATTACTACCTACCATGAAATGGGATTATTTTTTTAAGGATCTACCAAACAAAAAAATTCCAATAGGATATCCAAAATATTATAAGTCTGAAGTCGAGGTTAAATATGAAACTATATTTTTTCCATCTTTGATCTACATTTATAAAGATAGAGACTACAGCAGTTTTTATAAAGATTACAAGTACATTTTTGATAATAACATTCCGATTAAATTTCCTGCATATTCAGGTTCGTATGTTCTTATAGAAAAACTTAAAAGGGCTGGAATAAAAATGAATTTATTAGACACTGAATCAAGTTCTTTCGATCTTCTTTTCAAATGTAATAATGCTATCACTAATTCAAATTCTTCTATTGCAGTAGAAGCTGTAATAGCAGGAGCTAACTCTATAAATATAGGCGGTGAATACGAACCCGCAGAATTTTACAAAGAATTTAAAATTAATATGGTTAATCCATATACTGCTGGATCTACAGATGGTGTAAATAACATAAATTTTATGCTTGGGGATTATATAATCGATAGTAGAAATTCGCCTATGGAAGAATACGAATTCAAAATAGAAGAGTGTATTCATGAAATAACATCAGATGAACTGTAAGAAATATGTAATTCATCTCGAAGAGAGAAAAGATAGGTACGAACTGATGAAAAAAGATCTATTCGTCCAATATCCAGAATGCAATATCTTTAATGCTCTGAAGGACCCTGAAGATGGCTGTAGAGCTTTATCTAAAGGATTTAGGAATCTATTTATGGAATCTTTGCGTACCGGAGAGGACATGATATTGACTTTCGAGGATGATGTAAAATTTACTTCACCCCAAAGTAGAAAAAGATTCGAAGAAGTTTATCAGACTCTCCCTGACGACTGGGACATATTCTTAGGTGGGATTTATATCTGGGACAAACCTCAAATTATAAATGATTCTCTAGCTAAATGTAGGGACTTTTCAGGTTTACACATGGCCTTATGGAGAAATACAGCATTTCAGAAGATGTTAGAACATCAACCAGAGAATGGCATAAAGCCAGCAGACATTGATAGATTTATAAGTAGAACAGATTTAAACGTCTACATCTGCTATCCGATGGTAGCTGTTCAATATCAAACTGATTCTAATATTGCTAAAGTCGCCAGAGATCTTGATTCTATTCTAGGCGATAAAAAGCTTTTCTCCTGAAACTAAATCACACGTCTTCATATAATCTATATGAGTTTTGGAGACGTATACGATGATTCTGAGGATCAGCCAAGAGAAAGGAAGAAGGAAAGAACTAAAACACCAGTTCTTAATTCCTTCGGGAGAGATTTAACTAAGCTTGCGAAAGAAGGTAAGCTCGACCCCATTATAGGGAGAGAAAGAGAAATAGAAAGAATTACCCAAATTCTAGGAAGGAGAAAAAAGAACAACCCAGTTCTGATTGGAGAATCAGGTACCGGAAAAACTGCAATCGTTGAGGGTTTGGCAAATAGAATTGTTGAAGGAAATGTTCCATTAAGTCTTCAAGAAAAGCAGATCTATATGTTAGATATGACTTCGATGGTGGCTGGCACGAAATATAGAGGTCAGTTTGAAGAACGGATTAAAGCTGTAGTTGAAGAGCTTTTACAGAATCCGCATATCATTATTTTCTTGGATGAGATTCATACAATGGTAGGAGCGGGAAATTCTTCTGGATCTCTAGATGCAGCGAATATTTTAAAACCTGCTCTGGCTAGAGGTGAAATTCAGTGTATCGGAGCAACTACTTTCGATGAATATAGAAAATCAATTGAAAGTGATTCTGCACTCGAAAGAAGATTTCAAAAGGTAGTAGTAGAAGCTCCATCAGTTTCAGAGACCATTGAAATTATCAAGAATATTAGAAACAAATATGAAGATCATCACTTTGTAACATATTCTGATGTAATTATTGAGAAGAGCGTAATTTTAAGCGAAAGATACATCACAGATAGACAATTACCCGATAAAGCTATTGATATTATTGATGAAGTAGGATCTAGAGTTTATCTAAAGAAGAACAATCTCCCAGCTGAAATTTTGGAAATGGAAACAGATTTAAAAATCGTAGAGTCTAAAAAAATGGAGAGTGTCCAGAGACAGCAATATGAAAAAGCTGCTCAGCTCAGAGATGAAGTTAAAAATCTAAAGCATGCGATCGAAGATCAAAAAGCAGCATGGAAAGACAGGACTCGAAAAAATAAAACCCCAGTAACTGAAAGAGATATCTATGAAGTCATTTCGCATATGACAGGAATTCCGGTAAATGAAATGGGTGAAGATGAAGCAAGAAGACTACTAGGTCTTACAGAATTTCTGAAATCGCGAGTGATAGGGCAAGATGAAGCAGTAGAAAAAATAGCAGTTACGATTCAAAGAAATAAAATAGGCCTGGGTAAGAATAGTCGACCAATTGGAAATTTTATTTTTACTGGAAGTACTGGAGTCGGAAAAACAGAGTTAGCAAAAGCCGTTGCTCGATATATGTTTCACGGGGATGATTCGCTGATCAGAGTTGATATGAGTGAATATATGGAAAAGCACTCCATCTCTAAACTTATTGGAGCTCCTCCGGGCTATGTTGGATATGATGAAGCTGGAGTGCTTACCGAAAAAGTAAGAAAAAAGCCATACTCAGTAATTCTTTTTGATGAGATTGAAAAAGCACACCCTGATATCTTTAATATTCTTCTTCAAGTTCTAGATGAAGGTTTCTTGACAGATAATCATAATAGAAAGATTAACTTTAGAAACACTCTGATCATTATGACTTCAAATCTTGGAGCTCGAATGGCTTCAGAATCAAAAAATCTTGGCTTCGGATCATCTTCACAACCTGACGATACAAAGAAAAAAGAGATTATGGATAAAGCAATTGAAAAATTCTTTTCTCCTGAATTTATTAATCGATTAGATGAAGTTATCTATTTCAATACTCTTACAAAAGAAGATATGAGAAAAATTCTTGAAATTCATCTTGTAGATTTAAAGTCTAGAGTTGAAGAGATTGGATATAAGATTCAACTTACAGATAAAGCAAAAGATCTTATTGTTGAAAGAGGAACAAACGAAAAATTCGGAGCCCGTATCCTGGGAAGAACTCTACAAAAAATAGTAGAAGATAAGCTCTCAGAAGTTATTCTGAAAGAGAATCCAGAAAAAGGAAAGACTCTTAAAATTGATGAAAAGAACGAAGAAATCATAGTTACTTTTAAAAAATGATCAACTTGTATTGGAAAATCTACAGATGGTTTAAGTGGGAAGGTAAATATCTTCACCGCGATATTGCAAAAGGATTTAAAAATCTTTGGAGATGGTTTCCTATTGTCTGGAAAGACCGTGATTGTGATAATCACTTTATATTTGAACCACTAAAGTTCAAGATTAAAAACACTGCAGACTATTTCGAAAAAAATCAAAGATTTGTAGGATGGGAAAGAGAAGTATTCTATATGCGAATCTGCGTTAAACTGATTGAACGTATCCAAGAAGAATACTATCAAGGTGAATATTTCGACTATTATGAATTTGAAAGCAGATTTGAAAAGATTGAAAATAGCGATTTAACAGAATGGAAATCTGAAACTACAAGGGATGAATTAGAAATCTTTATTGCAAAATATCCGCACGCTAAAAGAGTTGTGATGAAAGACTTTACTTTAGAAAATTACAGATCTAGCAATCAGGGTCTAGGGTTAGCGATTGGTATTGTGAGACATAGGAAAGCGAAAAACTTACTGTTTAGAATTTTACATGAAAGAATAGAATACTGGTGGGACTAGTTGTTGGTGAGATATATAAAATAAATTCCAAAATGAAAAAACTAACATTCATATTACTCGCACTCCTTTTATTTTCAAGTGCAACCCCTCCAAAACTTAGAGACAACGTTATTGTAAAGACTAATATGTTTACGATTGTATATTCAGAAGTTCTTGAACAGCCAAAGAAAGTTGAATATACGGTGCAATGTACAGAATCTAAATTTTCAAGAGAAGGGTTAGATTTTTTTAATTGTGACAGTATCAAAACATCTGACAATGCAGATTACGCAAATAATGAATATGACAAAGGCCACATGGCACCTGCTGCAGATTTTGCATGTGATAAAGACAAACTAAAAAATACTTTTACATATCTGAATTGCGCACTCCAACAAGAAAATTTAAACCGTGGTGTTTGGAGATTTTTAGAAACCTACGAAAGAACTCTTGCTAAAGCCGGAACTGTAAAAGTGATAATTGATGTTCATTATAGTTCAAATTCAAAAGTATTACCCACAGGCGCAACAATCCCAGACGGATTTACAAAAACGATTATAACCGGAAATAAAACTGAAAAGTTTTATTTCCCGAATATTAAGCCTACAAAAAAATCTTATACCGAATATAAGCTTTAAGAAAACTTATCTGAGTTTCTAACTATAATATTTATGAACGAGAAACAAAGCGGTGGAGGGCAGACTCTACTTTTTATCGGGGTATTCGCACTGATTCAACTTTTATTTTTATCTCTATTTATGTTATATTCAGCTCATGAGAAGTCTTTTTCTCTATGGTGGGATATCATCGAGAGCGTGACAGTTCCTCTCGTTCTTTCTAGTATTATTTCAATTCCATTTTCAGCAGTACTCGTTAAGAAGCTAGAAAAATGAAACCCGAATTAGACGAGTTTCACTATCATGAGATGTTAGATCGCATCCACATGATTACTTCTATTATTGACGATCATTTACACCAGCACCCTGTAGGAAAACTTGAACCTAAAGTTAAAGATTTAATAGAAATCGCTCAGGAGAATTTATTAGAAGCATATCAGCTAGTCGGAAATATATCATACGAAAAATTTGATGGAATTGATACAAGATCAAAAAAAGAAAAATAGAGTACTCGTTCTTGGGGAAGATGTTACTCAAGATTCAGTTAGAGAAATCATAAGATCTATCTATGAGCTAAACATGGAAGATGAGCAGGCAGAAGCTCTTTTTACAGAATATGAAAGACAACCTATTCACTTGATTTTAAATACATACGGAGGAAGTGTGTATGATGGTTTAGGTTTAATTGGAGCTATGGATATTTCTCGTACTCCGGTAGTAGTTACTTGTATAGGTTCAGCTATGAGTATGGGTCTTTTAATTTTAGCCTCTGGTGACTTCAGAAGAATACATGCATATTCCACTGCAATGTATCATCAGATCAGCTCATTATCTTATGACAAACTGGAAGGTTTGAAAAAAGACATACAAGAAATCGAAAGACTCGAAAAAATATTTGACTCTGTTCTGCTTAAAAAGACAAAGTTGAAAGATGAAGATTTGTTAAAGCATAAACATTCCAAGAGTGAGTGGTACATTACTCCCAAAGAAGCTCTGAAATATGGAATAGTTGATGAAATCTTAGGAGAAGTTCCCATATTGAAAAAAACTAGAGCAAAAAAGGCTTCTTAATTTTTTCTTTTCATTTTTTTTGATTAAAATAGTACATGACGATATTTCTACTTATAATTATGTATGCTTCGGTAGGAGGCTTATGCTGGATTCTTTTTAAAATGATCACAAATCTTGCTCAAATTCACAACATCACACCCTATCAAGTTTATCACAAATATATTAAGAGACCTGTGTGTAAGGTTCATATTAAAGCTTTGAGAATACAAAGAAATCTTGCAGGATTAGATGATCCGAATTATACCCTTCGTTTCCACGCTAAAGAAAAAGTAGATTCTTACAGCAAATATTCCCATAGCGGAAATTTAGAAGATTCAATGATGGGCTCTGAAGATTTTAGAAGAGACCTTTTGAAAGCTAAACTTATGGAATTAAAAACGAGAGTATCTGACTATTTACCAGAAAGCGGTGGTAGATTAAGACCTGCCGATATCTATTGGTTAGAACTATTCAGAAAAGAACTTAGAATGCTAGGATGGACTCCAGAACCTATAGATAAAAGTAAACTTTGGATTAAAAAATAGATAAATATGATTAATCTTCAACTCGCACACTCCTTTAAGACTAGTTACCGGACTGCCTATCCTTTCCCTTGTATTATCATTGATAATTTTTTACAAGAAGATACTGCAAATCAAATTGCACAAGAAATACAAAGATTCGAACACTGGGGATACGATGCGTCGGAGTATTCTGCAAAACACCAAGTTAATAAATTTTTTAGTCCCTGGTGTGAAGAGAACCTATACGACATACAAGAAGGTGCACCGACAGCTTGGAAAGCTTTAAACTACTTAAATTCTAAAGAAGTTACAACTTTCTTAGAAAATCTAACAGGAATTGAAAATGTTATACCTGATAATACTTTTGCTGGGGGAGGAATGCATAAAATCAATACTGGAGGTCGCCTTGCGGTTCACGCAGATTACAATATACATCCTGTAACTAAACTACACCGTAGAATCAACCTACTTGTATATTTGAATAAAGATTGGGATTTAACATGGGGAGGAAATTTAGAACTTTGGGAAAAAGACATGTCTAAGAACACTCACAGTATTGAACCAGTTTTTAACCGGGCAGTTATTTTTAACATTACGGATGATGCATTTCACGGTCACCCACAACCATTACAGTGCCCCGAAGAGGTTTCTCGTTACTCTTTAGCTCTGTACTACTTTACAAATACTAGACCTGAGCACGAAATTTCAGAACAGCATGCAGCTCTTTGGCAAGACCACATTCATAACACTCAGAACTATACAAAATTTTAAATGAATAACTTAGATAAACAATATCAAGCACTCCTTCAAGACATTCTTGATAGCGGAATTAAAAAATCAGATCGTACCGGAACAGGTACGATTTCTGTTTTCGGTAGACAGATAAGACATAAGATGTCTGAAGGCTTCCCGTTATTAACAACCAAAAAGATGGCTTGGAAGACGATGGTGACTGAGTTACTCTGGTTTCTTCGTGGAGATACAAACATCAAATTTCTTGTTGATAACGATTGTCATATTTGGGATGGAGATTGTTATAAAGCGTATATTAAAAGATATAATAAAGGTGAATATGTTGGTAAAACCAAATTATTAGAAAATTCTAAGAAAAATAGAACATTGACTGAACCATTCACACAAGAAGAATTCATCAACAAAATTAAAACAGATGATGAATTTGCTAAGAAGTGGGGTGAGTTAGGTCCGGTATATGGTAAGCAGTGGAGAAAATGGAGAGGAGAAGATGGATATGATTGGAATACAAAAGTTAGTGAAACCCAAATAGACCAAATCCAAAACCTAATCCAAGACCTTAAAACAAATCCAGACTCAAGGAGACTAATGGTTTCTGCTTGGAATGTAGGTGAATTAGACCAAATGGTTCTTCCACCTTGTCATTATGGATTTCAAGTTTATACAAGAGAGTTGAGTTTGGAAGAACGTAGAGCCTTGGTTTTAAAAGATACACAATATACTCTGCCTCCATCAACAAATTGGACAGAAGATGAAATAAAAGAAGGTAAACGACAATTAGAGGAAGCAAATATCCCAACCAGAGCAATCTCTTTAATGTGGAATCAACGTTCAGTAGATACATTCTTAGGATTACCATTCAACATTGCTTCTTATGGTTTATTACTTGAAATTATTGCCAAAGTAGTAAATATGGTTCCTGATGAATTGATTGGTAATCTCGGAGACGTACACCTATATTCAAACCATGTTGAGCAGGCTAAAGAGCAAATTCGTAGAGAGATGACATGGGAAGAACAAGTTCAATGGGTTATAAAGAACACCGACGTAGAGATGGAGAATCTTTATATAGTAGAAGAAATTGCTAAAGATAGTACGCCTAAATATACAAGAGAACCTTTTCCATTACCAACACTGAACATTAATACTGAGTTCTGGCCTTATGAAGGCGGAGAATGCGGAGAAGGCCCATTGGATGCTATTGCAGTATTTAATGGATTTCGGGATAGTAACTTTTGTAAATGTTTATTAGAAGCCGATATTCAACTCGCAAACTACCAATCCCACCCGGCAATCAAAGCACCTTTATCAAATTAAATTATGAATAAACTCATTGGGATATTTAAGCAATACAAAACCCAATTAACATGGATATACTTGTTTATGTTACTTACAGAACTTTCCATTTTATCAACACCTTTCTTATTGGGGAAGAGTATAGATGGATTGATTGCTGGTAATTGGTATTGGATTGTGCTTTTAGGTATTTCATATTTTTTATCGAACTTCTTCAATTACAAGCGAATGGTTTATGACACAAAAGTCTACACCACCATTTATAATGACATAGCGTTAAAATTTCTTAAAAAGGATGACGTTGATGTCTCAACTAAGATAGCCAGAACAGGTATGGCGCATGAAATTGTTAATGTCTTAGAAGGTTATGTGCATTATTATATCGCAACAATTGTAACTATAATTGGCTCCTTTATTTTTATCTTTTCCGAGAATTGGCAAGTTGGTGTGCTCGTTAGCGTCTCAATTATTTTTATCGTAAGTTCAGTATTTATACTTTATAAAAAAATAAAGCAAGGGATTGTTATAGCAAATAATCACTACGAAACTCAAGCAAAATCAATTGAATGTGGATATGCAAGTTCCGAATCTTTCTTTAACAGGAGAAGAAAGATTGAAATCTGCCAATCAACAATCCAGGGTAAAAATTGGTTTCTTATAAACGGCATCAAGTATGTCTTTTTAATTTTATCGATTATACTTCTAATAACCACAACAAAAGACATCACAATAGGTAGTGTGATAACTGTATACTCATATGTAAACAACTTTCTAATCGCACTACTATCAGCACCAGTTGCGATTGAAATGTTTTTACGCATCAGCGATGTATTAAAAAGATTAGACTAACAATATCCACCACCCAGATCGAGAGACAGCAGAAAAGTACCTTCTAGATAACTACACAGGAGATGGGGAATGCTGGGTGGTAGGAAACTAATACAGATACACACACTACACTTATTAAACATTTCTTATATTTTCCATAAAATAGATATGGAATCTTCATATTTTGAAATTTGGCTTGAAGTCAAATCAAAACAGTTTATAAATTCTACCATCTTTTCTACAGATTCTTCTCTTGAAGAAGACATTATGCTGTTTCTAGATGCTGATCCCGGGCTTACTGAAATATTCTCCAGAGAGTTAAAATTCTCTAATGTTTTTGAAGAATTAAAGAAAAAGATTACAGAAAAGATCTCGTGAAAAAGCGTATTTTAGTGATCGGTGATTCATGCACCGATGAATTTGTGTATGGAGAGTGTAAAAGACTAAATCCCGAAGCTCCTACTCCAGTTTTTACTCCTACTCACACTTCCTCTAATAGAGGAATGGCTGGAAATGTGGTAGAAAATCTCGAAAGTCTGGGAGTTTTTAGTGTAGATTTTATCTCAAATAAAAATCAAATCACGAAGACTCGGTACGTTGAAAAAAATTCAAACTATATTCTTTTGCGTGTTGATCAGAATGATAGAGCAGAAGAAGTTTCGATGAATGATTTGAGCAATGCAGAAATCGAAAAATATGATGCTGTGATAGTATCTGATTATAACAAAGGATTCTTGCACGAAGAAGCAATAGATTATATTCTCAGAATGGCTAAATGCAGTTTTATTGACACAAAGAAACCGTTTGGTGAATGGATTAAGTTCGCATCTTGGGTTAAAGTTAATAAATCTGAATCTCTAAATTCTGCCCATAATATAGATATTCTAAAAGAAATTAAAAATAGAATGATTGTTACGCTGGGATCTGAGGGGGCTTCTTGGAATGACAGAATCTTTCCTACTAAACCTGCTGAAGTTAGAGATGTAGCAGGAGCCGGAGATACCTTTATTTCTGCCCTGGTTGCGGCTTATACAAAAACAGTTGACATCAAGAAGTCTATTAAATTTGCAAATGATTGCGCTTCTAGAGTTGTTAGAAAGCGAGGAGTTACTGATATGTCAGAGATGATAAACTACTACGTTCAACTTAAATGATGATCTTTATATTGGCATATCTCTCTCTTGTAATATTTTACTTTTTCCGGGTAATGAAGAGCGAGAGAAACGAAATAGCAGAAAAAATAGTTAAAGAAGTTGATAATCACAATTTAGAAACTCTAAAGGAATTTTCTGAAAGAAAAATATCTCCAATTGAGTACAACAGACAAATAAAAAACTACAAAAGAGAAGTTTCAAATGCTCTTTTATCTAGAGCAATTACTTATCCATTTTCTTTGATTCTTAAACTTTTTAAGAAACTTTTATATAAAAATAAATAATATTAGATGCAGGATATTATTAGAAAATATTCAGAAGAAATTCTGGAATTCTATTCTCAGGGACTTAATTACTCGCAAATCTCGCGAAAGCTTATCGAAGATTTCTCGCTAGAGATTTCTAACATGGATTCATTCAGAAGAGCGATTTCTACATTTATCAACAAAGCTGTTGAATCAGCTCCGTTTCAGGAGATTTCTGAAGAGCTTGAAAAAGAAGAAAGCACTTTCGCAGATAGATACCAACATGAACAAAGTTATTATTATGATGAGATTAAAGATCTCTACATAGTACATATCAAAAATAAGCCTTACAGATTTACTGGTACGATTGTTAGAGATATGAAAGCGAGATATTCAAACATGGATGGATCGCCAGAAACAATCAATGAAATCTGTAGGAACTTTGAAATACCCAGAAATATTTTTGTTCATATAAAAACCACTTTCGGCTGGACTCACGATTCAGAGCCAGTTACCGAGGAAGAATTGATGAACAAAGACTTGGACGAAATGGTTAACGATCTTCTACAGAAGAGAAAATTTTCCTATTTTCAAAAGTACACTCGAAAAGAAGAAAAAATGCTTCAAGATGCAGCTTCTAATTGGTGGGCTTTTCAGGGATTAAAGGTGAATCCTTTCATAGAAAAAATGAAAGACTATCTTTTAAGCTACAAAGTTGAAAAGCTAAAGCTTCCAGAAGGTGAACCTCATGCAGTAGTTATTTCTCCCTACGATCTACACTATGGAAAATATTCATGGTCAGGTGAAGTAATGGAGCAATATAATCGCCAGATTGCTAAAGAGCTTTTACTCGAAAAGACAAGAAGCCTGATTCCAGATATTATCAAGTATAGTGTAGAAAAGGTTATTATTCCAGTAGGCTCTGACTTTTTTCATATTGATACTCTGGGTGGAACTACCACAAAAGGTACTCCTCAAGACTGTGATGGAACTTATGTTCAGATAATGGTAGAAGGAAACCAGTTGATGGTAGAATTTATCGATATCATGAGACAGGTGGCTAACGTGGAAATTGTATTAGCTGCAGGAAACCACGACTTTAAATTATCACATGCTCTTTTACAATTCTTGGGTGCATACTATCGGAATGCAGACGATGTTAATGTTTTAGAGTCTCATCGTTTTAGACAGTATTTTACCTACGGAAAAACTTTAATGGGATTCACTCACGGTGATGGGGCAAAACATTCAGATTTACCAATGTTGATGGCAAATGAGGCTCCGGAAGAATGGTCTAAGTGTTCGAACAAAGTCTTCTTTACCGGACATTTACATCATGAAGTAGTAAAAGATTATAATGGAGTTAGAGTATTCCAAATGCCAAGCCTATCTGGCAGCGATAGATGGCATCATAATCATGGGTATGAAGGTTCAACTAGAGCTCTTCATGCTTATGTTATACATAAAGAAACGGGTGTTAAGGCTACTTTGATGGCAAACGTAGTCAAATAACGAAGAAATATTGCATGTTATAGCTGTAAGTATCTTCCCCTGATCTAGCTTTTCATGCACAGGAGCCTCAAAAGAGGCTCCTTTTTTGTCTCAGAAGCTCAAATGTATTAATTTTTATACATTAAATAAAAATGTTTAAAACATGTTAATATTACCTATTTACTTTTCTAAAACTTTTATTATTTTTGAATTAATATTTAACTTACCTAAAATACAATGGAAAATTATTACAAAGAAATCAGGAAAATTAGATTACTTTCTTATGAAGAAGAAGTAATCTTATCTAGAGAAATTAAAAAGGGCGATAAAGCTTCTCTAGAAATTTTGATTAAGCACAATCTTAGATTAGTTCTTAAGATAGCTCAATCATATCAAAATGCAGGTTTGGATTTTGAAGACATCGTAGCAGAAGGAAATCTAGGTTTAATCGAAGCTGCAACTCGTTACGATGGAGACAAAGGAAACAGATTTTCTACCTATGCTTCATGGTGGATAAGACAAGCTATTCTTTTCGCAATATCTCAAAAAGGAAGACAAGTTAGACTTCCGATGAATGTTATCAATGACATGAGGAAAATATTAGGAAAGGTGGAAATTGAAAAATCAATCAGTCTTGATACCAATGTTAGCGAAGACGATGATAGGTCAAATGAAAACTTCTTTCCAGCTGAATGCGAATACACAAAAGGAGAAAATCTCGAATATGCAAAATTCTTCGTTAAAAAGTGTATTGATTGTATAAATGAAAGAGATAGAGAAATTGTTCTTGCATATTATGGAATTGATAGAGAATACGAACTATCCAAAGATCTTATTTCAGAAAGATATGGTTTAACTCGTACTCGAGTTAATCAAATCATAAAATCTTCTCTTCAGTCTATTAGAACTAAACTTGGAGTAAGATCTTAAACTCTTCTTCCCTTTCTTATATAATACTTATGGAAGATGAATTTGTGAATCCAACCTTTATCAGAGATCTACCCTCAGATACTAAAGCCTCCGCAGTCCATATCAAATGGAAAAATAGACACTTTCGAATTACGATTGCAGATCATAGAAGATATGGAATCCATACTTCATGTTTTGAAGCATCTAATCGAGGTAAAGCTGATCAGACAAAAATGATCTTTTCTTACCGTGGAAATGACATGGACGAAGGAATAGATTATTTGCTTGATATCTTACACGGAAAGATTGAAAGCCCGAAGAAAGAACCAATTTACCAAAAACTCGATTACGATCAGTACAATGATTCTTCAAAGAAGGGATGATGAGAGCGTAGAGGAACTTGTTCATCGCTACTCAGATGATATGCACATTAACGTGTGTAAGAAAATATGCGAAGCTTTAAGAAGCAAAGTCGATAAAGTAACTTTGGCCACTATCGAACCAGATGGCCTTGATATTTATTGCACTAAAGAAAATTATTTAGATACTCTCGAAACAAATCTTCCAGCTATCGAAGAAATGGAAGAATATGAATTGTGTACAGAAGTTCACGATTGGATCTCGAAATTAAGATACGATAAATGGAAATAAAAATAAGAGCACATACATGTTATATTGGCAAAACTGGATTTGCCGCACATGCTAGAGGATTTTTTAGAAATCTTTCATACCACACAGATTTACGAGTTCGAAATTACACGTGGGATGATAAACCCGAAAGTCACCTCGTCGATAGAGATTATCAAATTCTAGAAACTATCAGTTTAAATACTTCAGGTATACACGAATTGGAAGAAGGGGGTGGAGGAAGTTTTGAAGATTTTCCAATGCAGCACGTAGAAGCCTGGTCTCATCTAAGCTTTAAAGATTTTAGAGGAGAGAGCGAATTTGTACCAGATATTGATATTGTGTTGATGGACACTAATCACTATTACTATTATGAAAAGCCCGATCCCAGAGTAAAGATCAGAATTGCATATCTTGTATGGGAGACAACTCGCTTAGAAGACAATTTCTACAGAGCAATTCAGAATAATTTTACTCACATCTTTGTTCCTACAAAATGGCACAGAGAAATGTTGCTAGAACAGGGATATCCCCTACACCGAATATTTGTAGTCCCAGAAGGAATTGATGAGGAGTTTCATAATAGTACAGTTACTGAAATTCTACCAGATTATTCTGATAATAGATTTAAGTTTCTTTTCTTCGGTAGATGGGATTATAGAAAAGCGGTACCTGAAATTCTCAAGTCTTTTCTAGAAGAATTCAAACCCGAAGAAGAGGTAGACTTTATTTTAAGTGCTGATAACTTGTTCTCTATTGATGGAATGAATTCTACCGAAGAGAGATTAGAATTTCATGGCTTACAGGACGATAGGATAAAGATAAAACACTTTCCTTCTAGATCTGATTATGCAAATTTTGTAAAGACAGGACATGTTCTTGTAACATGTGCTCGAAGTGAAGGTTGGAATATTCCATTAGCAGAAGCAATTGCAGCTGGAACACCAGTCATCTATTCAAATTACGGAGCTCAGCTAGAATTTGCAGAAGGTATCGGAACTCCAGTTCAGTACACAGAAATGCGTAAAGCTGAACTAGGTACTGGTAAGTCTTGGTTTCAAGGATACTTACCAGGTGACTATTGTGAGCCAGACTATGATGATCTAAAGAGAGCATTAAGAGAAACTTACGAGAATTGGAATGAAAAGAAAGCTGAAGCGATGGAACAAGTACTTCGTATCAGAGAAGAATTTTCATGGTCAAGAGTTGCAAAAACCGGCTTCGAATACTTGAAGCTCTTAATGAATCAAGAAGACGCAACTGGAAAGTCCGGGACTAAAGATCTTGTAGTTATTCTATCGCACCCCGATAACGAGGAGAGAGAAGCATATCTAAAAATATGTAATCATGAGATCAAACGTCAAGGATATAAAACTCTAGTAATGAGTCATATCCCTACCAATGTAGATTCAAATTATACCCTGGTAGTTAAAGAGAATCCTGTCTTTACTCTTGAAGAGTGGGGTAATAGGAAACCCTTTCCTCGGCTTTTGCTTAAAGGAGAGGCCTTCGAATTAACTCATACACAAAGAAATGACTATGGATATGCAGTTTATGATCTTCTAAAAAGAGCACTAAGATTTGCGTTTGTTGAAGGATTCGAGAGAATATATTTTGTGAATTATGATTATCTTCTTTTTGATGAAAAGACTCTAAAGACTCTAGAAGAACAAGTCGAAGAGAGTAGTGACTTTTTTGTGGGTACTCATTGGAAAGACAATCTCATAAACACCGGTCTTTTTTCGGTAGATGTTCAAAAATTCATGAATCTTCTATTTAAGATTAACACACCAGAAGAATATGTAAATTATTCTCCAGAAAGCTCTTCTATAGAAAATGTTATTACAAAACTGGTAAATTCTTCACCTTATACTCGATCAATTTTGCAAACATCTGAAGTACAAGGTCATAGTAAATTTGATCTTCTTTCTTCTTTTGAAGTTACTTCTTTGTCAGGTTCAATAGTTCTTCCCTGTATCAATCAATCTGGAGATCTTTTCCTTTATCTAAGCGGAAAGCCTGGATCTGAATCGAGTTTTAGAATTTTACAAGGTGACAAATATTTAGACTTGGATTTTAGCACTCAGAAATTTGTTAAGTTAGAAAGAGAAGCAAGCATACCCGAAGAAATCAGAGTAGAGGATCTGAAGACAAAGAATCGGTTGATAGTTTCTCTAGATAATCCCGGAAGACTAAAAACATCTGAAGAATTTGAATCAGAATCCCTAATAGAAGATTCAGAGATTATTTCATTTCATTTTGTTAAAGGCCCTTGGTTAGAACTAACTACTCGAGTAAAGAAAGGAAAATATCGAGTAGAATTTATCGATAAAAAAGAGAACAAAGCTGTTTATACACATAATATCGAAAATAACTGTTGGGTAGGATGTAGCAGAGAATACTATGTAGATTGGTTGGTAAAAGTCACTGACTTAAGTAAAGACAAAGTAATATTCGAACATCATTTCGATCTAAATGAAAAGAGAGTATTTATTTCTTTAGAATCTGAATCTTTAGGAGATACTATCGCTTGGTTTGCACCAATAGAAGAATTCCAGAAGAAGCATAATTGCAAATTAATAGTCAGTACTTTTAAAAATGATCTTTTCAGATCTGAATATCCTAGCATCCAGTTTGTAGAAAGAGGAGTTGGAGTACCTAATATTTATGCAGGATATAAAATCGGATGGTTCTATGAAAGAGATTCTGATACTTATAATACTTCAATGCACCCGTGCCATTTTAGAGATATTCCTATGCAACAAGCTGCATCAGATATTTTAGGATTAGATTTAAAGACGTACAAACCAAGATTAGTCAAGCCCCAAACTGGAAGACCAATTGAAGGAAAATATATTTGCATTGGAATCCATGCAACCGCACAAGCTAAATATTGGAATCATCCACATGGATGGCAAACTGTAGTAGACTATTTGAAATCTGAAGGATACGAAGTAGTCCTTATTTCCAAAGAAACTGGAACTTATATGGGCAATGCGGCGCCTGAAGGAATTATCGATAGATCTGGTAATTTTCCTCTAAGCGATCGAATTAATTATCTGGCTCATGCAGATGCATTTATTGGAGTTGGATCAGGTTTAAGTTGGTTGGCCTGGGCATCAGGAACTAAAGTAGTAATGATCTCTGGATTCAGTAAACCACATACTGAATTTGAAGATGAAAATCTTCTCAGAATTTGGAATCCAAATGTCTGCAATGGATGTTTCAATAGATTTAGATTAGATGCAGGTGATTGGAATTGGTGTCCAGATCAGAAAGGAACTACGAGACAATTTGAATGTAGCAAATCTATTCAACCCGAAGATGTAATCTATCAACTAAAAAACTTTTTATAAAAAATGGCTAACGGAATTTACAAAATCACTGAAGATTTTGAACAAAAACTTGCTGAGTATACAGGAGCAAAATTCGCAATAACTGTAGATAATCAGTCTAATGCTCTTTTTCTTGCTCTTATGTACGAGGGAGTAAAAGGAATAGAAATTACAATCCCTTCCCGAACTTACCCATCAGTTCCTTGTGAAATTATTCACGCAGGAGCAAAGGTTAACTTTACTCCCGTGAAAGGAAAAAAAATTAAAGGTGCATATCAGCTTGAACCTACTAATGTTTGGGATTCGGCTCTGGCTTTTACTGCTGATATGTACAAACCTGGAACTCATATGTGTATTTCTTTTACAGGTCCCTACAAACATTTTAAGTTGTCAAAGGGTGGAGCTATTCTAACTGATAACTACGATGCATATCTGTGGTTCAAGAGAGCACGTTATTCAGGTCGAAGGGAAACTTCTTATCATGATGATCACTTCGATATGTTGGGTTGGAATTTCTATATGATGCCTGAACTAGCAGCTCGAGGTCTCCTCTTGATTAACCAATTCTACAACACAGATGGAACAAAGAAGCACAATCCTGATCTAGAGCTTCCATATCCAGATCTCTCTAAATTTGAGATTTATACAAAAGCAAACAGAGAAGATGAGTAAGAGTCTGGCAATATATGGATTCGGTGGCCATGCTAGAGAGGTTTCTTTTCAGATGAAAGACATCATTGAGAAAGAAAATCTAGAATTACAGTTCTATGTAGATGATGAGTATGCGAATGATCTAGCTAAGCCGATTTCAGAATTCAATCCAGAAGAAATGATGATGATGGTAGCAGTCGCAGATCCTAAAGATAGAGAAATGATGGTTAAAAGGCTACCTGCCGAAACTGAATTTTTTACCTTTATTCATAATGCTGCTATTGTTTTTGATTTTGGAAATTTCAGTATCGGAGAAGGTTCTTTTATCGGAGCTTTTTCGATAATTACCACAAATGTGCATCTTGGAAATCATGCAATCTTAAACAGAGGTAATCATATCGGTCACGATACTGTAGTAGGTGACTATTTAAGCATGATGCCCGGAGCAATTATATCAGGTAATGTAACAGCGGGAAACCGGTTATATATGGGATCAAATTCATCAATTAGAGAAAAATTAAAAGTTTGTGATGATGTGACTCTGGGTTTGAACTGTGGTTTAGTTAAAAATGTAATGGAGCCTGGAATTTATGTAGGGTTGCCAGCAAAAAAATTAAAAATATGAAAGAATTTAATTTTATCGAGTTCAAGAAAAATTATGAAAAAGATCGCGCTTATAAGTACTTTTTGTGATACAGAAGAAAAGCAAAATGTTTTAAGGGAAACTATCATTAAAATCAAGAGTCTGGGAGTAGATGTAATGGCACTCGGACCAAATTTCATTCCTATTAAAAATGATATTATAGATTTATGTGACTTTTTCTTTTATACTAAAGAAAATCCTGTATTAAAATGGCCTGATAAAGCATTTACTCACTGGAGAAGAAGACCTTTAGAAGACGGTAGATCTATTATGTTTCATGAATGTTTACCAGATTATGGATGGTCTGCATTATATCAAACAAAAAAATTATCACAAATTGCGCTGACATTCGATTATGATATTTTCTATCATATGATCTATGATGTTGAAATTGATGAAATTATCGAAAGTGAATTGATAGGTTCAGAAGTAAATTTAATACACCCTAGAAGAGATCCTAGAGATCCTACAAAACTTTGGGAAACTACTTTACACTTTATGATTTTTGATAGAGAAATAATGGAAAGTATAGAGAAAGAAATAGATCTCAATTCATATCGAAATGATTATGGATTTGCAGAAAATGAAGCTTCAAAATGGACTAAGAAATTTCCAATCAAAATTTCAAATCATTGTGTAAAAGATAGAATATATTACTATGAAAATTTCGATTTTTTTAATTATTCAATGTTCGATGATTTTAAAATGTTTTTATCAAAAAATGATAAAACTCAACATGAGCATGATACTTTAGGTTGGATTGATTTAACTGATAATTTAAGAATTTGTCTTTATGACTTTAATCATGAAATTGAAATTGAAATTGAAATCAATGGAGAAAAATTTATAAAAAATATTAAAGAATGGGAAATTATTGAATTTCCTTACAGTTCTACAAATATTAGGAGCATAATCTTTACTTATAACAATAAAGTGGTAGACTTTACTGATAGATACGAAAAAATCTCAATGAATCAAGTGTATTATAACAGATAATGTATATGCAGAAGAAAAAAGATCTTATAATTATAACTGCTCATTGTCCATCCGAAGACAGAAGAGCAATTCTTCTTGATTTAGTGATAGGTCTACAACCAGTTAGAAAGGATTTTGATCTTATGGTAATAAGTCACACTCCAATAAGCACAGACGTTCAAGAAAGAGTAAACTGGTCTATATATGATGAAGACAATGAGCTGTTGAAAGATTGGATATATCAGAATGAGCCGTGGTTTTCTCCTAATGATACTATGAGAATTCAATCTATCTTTTTTGGGAGTGGAAATACTTACTTAACTCTGCATAAACAACTAATTACGGGATATGCAATGTCTAAAGCATTTGGATATGAAAAAGTACAATTTATTGAATATGATGCATACTTCCAAGATTTTACAGAATTTTACAATAATTCTCGTGCATTAGATGAATATGATGCTATTCTATATACCAAAAATGATTCAGTTTTTGATACCTTAGAATATGGAATCGGTAATTTTCATGCAGCGAAAATATCAAGTATGCCAGAAAGCATATTTAAGTTTGACAGAGAAGAAATTTTAAATGAAATTGAAAATAGTGCTTCTAAAACTACAGAAGTAAGAACTCACCGAATATACACTTCTGAAAATAGAAAAGTTCTCTTTAAAGATCACAATTTGATAATGAAGAACGGAAATATACTTAGAATGGTGGATTTTCATAAAGGCGAATTTGAAATGCAGTGGGCAATTCCTTTTTATGATCATTCTTCAGATGAAATTAGATTTTTAGTTTGGAATGAAGCTTCAGAAAAACCTACAGATGTAGTTGTAATAGTCAATAATGAAAAAATAGTAAATTTTAATAAAATAGAAAAATTTCAGTGGTCTATTAAAACACTAGGTCATCCAAATGATATAAAGAATATCACAATTTTGATTAACAATAAAATGAAAAGACATATAGAATTAAATGAAAATAATATAGATCTTTTCAAAGAACTAAATAGAATTTACTATCAGAATGAATGAAATTGAAAGGGATTTGATACTATTAAAGTTAAAAAATGAAAATTGATAAAGTAATTTTTAGTATGGATGATAATCCGACTTACGCTGACTTTTGGCCTATCCAAGCTGACCTTGTAAAAACCATACTTAAAGCAGATCCTATATAATGATAAATTACCTTATTATGATAATGAATATGATGAAAATGGGGAGTTTATTGGATGGTTAAGGAAAAAATATCCTAAAAATATACAACATTAAATGAAGGATCTGATTCTTATAACAGCATATACGCCAGACGCAGAAAGAATTTCTATATTAGATGATCTTTTAGAAAGTATAGACAGAGAACATTTTGATGTGATGATCTCTTCACACAGTTCTATTTCAGATGAAGTAGTTGAAAAATCTGACTATTTTATCTTTCAGAAAAAGAATGTTTTATTGACAGATTTAGATCAAAAAATCAAATGGTGGTTTGGAAACGAATCTCTGGAAATTTCAACAACCGAATTTAAAAACTTTAATCATTTAATAGCAGCTGGATCTCTCATTTTAAATGGCCTTTCTGCAGCTAAATCTTTTGGATACGAAAAGGTTCATTTTTTAGAGTATGATGGTCTTATAATAGATGATACTGAATTTAGAGAGAACTCTCAAATATTAGAAGAATATTCAGTGGTATGGTATGAACATCATGATTTACATACTTCCTTTCCGTTAATTTCTTTTAATGTTAAAAAAATCAAAGAAAATTGGTTTGATCTTAGCGATAATATTTTCTATTTATTTTTAGAAGAATCAGAAGATAATATTCTTGAATCTTTTAATTTTAAAATGATAAGAGAAGAAAAAGCTTTCTGTAAAGGTGTTTCTTCTTTATTAAGCGGAAAAATAGAAACAAATAAATATACTACAAACGAAGAAGACTGGATAACAGTAGTTTCTGATGGAAACAATTTTGTCCTTTTTGATTTTAATCATACTGGAATAAACGATATTAGCGTAATAATAAACGATGATACTGTAAAAGTTTTTAGCAATCACAACAAAGGAACTTGGATGACTCGCACCCTCGGTAGAACTGAAGAAATCAATAAAATAAAAATATTTCTTAATGACGCTTTAATACGTTCATATGATTTTAGTATTATTGATAAAGAAAAATACATCAAAAAAAATTGGATAAAGAACAAATGAAGTATGACTTTATAGAAATAGGAACTAGCGATTTTGATACTCTGCTAGAAACTACAACAGGTAAAATTGGAATATCTATAGAACCTCTAAAATATTATTTAGATAACTTACCGAATAATGACAATGTCATTAAAGTTAATTGCGCGATTAGCGATTCAAACTTTGAAACTGACGTTTTTTGGATATCTCCAGATGATATAAAAAAATATGATCTCCCCCATTGGTTAAGAGGTTGTAATTCTATTATAAATCCTCACCCTACAGCGTTTAAAGAGTTAGCAGAACATAATTTATCTACAATATACAAAACTTCTAAGTGTAAATGTATTACTTGGTCTACATTGATAGATATTTACGACATAACTTCTGTCTATTTATTAAAAATAGATACTGAAGGACACGACTGTAAAATAATTCAAAATATTTTATCGTCCAACTCAATATTACCTAACGAAATACTATTTGAATATAATTCTTTGACCGATGAAAATGAATTTCAAAGTATTATGGATTCATTAAGAAATCACGGTTATTATAAAATTGAAAGTGGTTTTGATACTATTAAAGTTAAAAAGCAATGAAAATAAGTAAAGTAATTTTTGGGTTAGACGATAATCCAATATATGCTGATTTTTGGCCAATACAGGCTAAATTGGTTAGAGAAGTTTTAAAAGCAGAACCCGTATTATTTCACATTACGAATGAAGATAGCGACTTTTACAAAGATGCACATGGAGGAATAGTTAAAAAGATAAACAAAAATAATTGCTCAGATATTATAACTTCATTTCAAAGTCAGGTGGTTCGTATGTATGCCACAAAATACTTCCCTGATGAAATTTGCTTAACCGCAGATATTGATATGTTGATGATAAGCGAAGATTATTTCGTAAAGCAAATAGAAAACATTGACGATGAGTCTTTAATTATTATGGATTCCAAGGCTTATGATTTAGAAAGAATTGAGTGCCAAAATCACAATGAATCATGTGAAAACAGATATCCAATTTGTTATATTATAGGCAAAGGAAAAAATTTCAATAAAGTATTAAACACTGATAGGAGTTTTGAAGAATATGTTGATGCATTACAAAAACTTAATTTGGGGTGGGGGACAGATGAATTATATTTCGGTGACAAAGTAGATAATACTAATCACGGAATAAATGTTGTTAAATTAGTTAGAAATTGGACAACTCCGTGGAAATCGGAAAAAAGAATCGATAGACATAATTTTCCTACAGCAAATCTAAATTCTATTTTAATAGAGTCTCAGAAGAGAGACGGTATTTATGACATTGACAAACTAAAATCAGGATATTACATCGATGCGCATTGTCCTAGGACATATAATGATTATAAAAAAGAAATAAACGAATTAGTAGATATAATACTAAAAAACAAACCTATGAACATAGAAAATTTTGAATGGGGTTGGATGGATGAACCTTCTAATGTATATCACATTTACCCTGACGGTTCTCATAAACACATGGGCCAATATCACAAAGAATCATTAACCAAAGAAATATTCATCGACAAATGTTATGAAAGATTTTTTGAAGTAGAAAAAGATGATATAGTAGTCGACATCGGAGCCAGTGTAGGACCTTTTACATACTCAATTCTACACAAAAAACCCAAACATGTTTTTTGTTTTGAGCCTAGCGAAAGAGAATTTAAAATCTTAGTTAAGAATATCATTGGTAGTCCCGCAACTCCTATCAATAAAGGCATATCTAGTGTAAATTCCACAGTAGAAAATGACCATCTATTCGGCGGAGAAAGCTCAATGGAAGCTATTACATTTCAAAAATTCATAGAATTATACAGTATAGAAAAAATTGATTTTTTGAAAGTAGACTGTGAAGGAGGAGAATTTGATATTTTTACACAGGAAAATCTAGAATGGATTAAAAATAATGTGAAAAAAATAACAGGCGAGTGGCATATACGTCTACATAATCATGATTATGTTGAAAAGTTCAGATTTTTTAGAGATGTATTTTTAAAAGAATTCCCAAATCATGAAGTCTATTCTATAGATAATGTCAACATCAAATGGGATTTGTGGAATGAACATTTTTTAGAACACTACAAACAAGTTATTATTCACATAGATAACCGCAAAGACTAGACTGTAGATATATAAAAAAAATCTACACAATGTCCCAAAGATCTAGAAGTTTTCTAAAACAAAGATTCGAAACAGGAGATAAACCTCTTGCTGATGATTACTCAGATTGGTTAGACTCCAATCTAATTAAAGGAGAAGACTCTGTTGGCGATCTAGTAGATGTAGATTTGACAGGTATTTCTGTGGGAGAAGTTTTACAATGGGATGGAACTAAATTTGTTAGATCTAATATAGCAGGAACTTCAGGTTCTTCAGGAACTAGCGGAACTAGCGGAACTAACGGTACTTCCGGTACAAACGGCACTTCTGGTACAAACGGAACTTCTGGGACTTCGGGAGCAACCGGAGCACCTGGAACTTCGGGATCATCTGGAACTAGTGGATCCGGGACAAGTGGATCTTCGGGATCTTCTGGTACGAGTGGAAGTACTCCTACATATACAAAAATATTTGAACAAATCTATTTAACGGGTTTAGGAGCACCTTACAACTTACCAGCTATTGGACCTGATCCATTAGCACCTTATAGTATTAGATATGTACCTGATCCTAGCGTAGGAAACATAATGTTCTGGGCAGTCGTTACTGACAATCCATCACCCAATACTATTGTCTTTAAACTCTATCCTACTTCTCCCTAAACCTTTTTCTTTCTCTAATATATAAACTACATAGAGCCCTTCTAATGTTTGTCTTGGGTTTACAGCCCTAGAGTAGCTCCAACAAGCTACAAAAAGATTAACAAAAAGAAAAAATATGAAATCAAACACCTCTGCGCATATTGCGCTCAACCGAAATCGTCTTCGTTCGTACGAAAAATCAGTCTATCTGAAAGATGGCAGTAATTTTGAAATCGAACTATTCAATGGTGAAACTGTAAATGTTCTCGCCAAAATTTGGCTAAACGGAAATCTCATTAGCAATTCAGGTTTAATTCTAAAACCTGGGCAAAGATTCTTTCTTGACAGATTTATCGACACTAACAATAAGTTTCTCTTTGAGACTTATAAAGTCGATGCTTCAATCGAGACGGCATCAGCTATTGCGAACAATGGGCTGATAAGGGTTGAATTTTTTAGAGAACAACAACTTACAGTTCCTAAATGGTCTACTGGAATAGATTGGACATACAAACCAACTTACACATACGGAACAGGAACTCCGTATATTCCAGTTACTCACCCAGACCCCAACAACATCCAGTTTTTTTCAAATGCTAATATAGCAACCTCGGTAGCTGGATCATTCACAACTACAGTTTCTAATACATGTAGCCTAGAAACCGGTAGAGTAGAAATGGGAGAATCCTCTGATCAGTCATTTGGAGTTAGTAACATGAATTTTGATACTTTTTATTTTCAGAGTTCAGAGTGGAAAATTTTACCTGAATCTACTAAACCAGTGGAAGTTTCTAAGATTAGAAATTATTGTTCTGATTGTGGAACTCGTGTTAAAAAACAAACTTGGAAATTCTGCCCTAGCTGCGGAGAAAAATTAGATTAAACAAATAGAAGGGCTCTATTTTTTGTTTTCGATTTTTTTAATTAAATTTATAATATGCCAAAACTTATCAAAATACACCCAGACGGTAGAGAAGAATTTAAAGAGCAGGGTGGTCGCATTCAAGCAATAGCTTGGAATGAAGATGGAACCTTTAAAGAAATTGTAGATCACAAACCCGTAGTCGGATGTTCTCTTTTAGTAGGTTCAGTTACCGCAAGATCTTATTCCAATCAAGATTATTGGTTGACTACTAAAGTCACAGAAATTATTGAAGAAAAAAAGAATGAAGAAGGACTATTAGAATTTGTCAGATTCAAAACTCAAAACTCAGAATATATTGTAAGAGAGTGAAAGTAATATTTTTAGATCATGATGGTGTAATCTGTTTATCCACAGAGTGGGGTAATAGATTTAAGAAACAAAATAAGTGGGGTGGTCGTAAATTATCTATGACCACATTAGAAATGCCGGTTGAGTACCGGTTTGATAATTTTAATCAAAAGGCTGTTAAAGTTCTAAATGAAATCTTAGAAAAAACAGGAGCAGAGATTGTAGTAAGCTCTGATTGGAAACTTTGGGCAACTTGCGAAGAAATGGGAGAGTACTATGAGTCAAAGGGTATTATTAAAAAACCGATTGCTCTTACACCAAATTTAGGTCAGTGTACGTGGTATAATAATTGGATCTGGTCACCTGAGTGGGATTTAGAAATGACACGAGTAATCGAAATTAAACAATACTTGCATGACCATCCGGAAATTACACATTGGGTTTCAATTGATGACTTGAACATGGGTAAAACTGGCGAGGATTGGAAAGACTGGGGTTTAGATAATTTTGTTTTAACCCCGTCATCAGTTGAAGGTATTAAACAATCTGGAATTAAAGATAAAATTTTAAAATTTCTATTATGAGAGAAAAACCTGTAGTAACCTGTGGATGTCAAGTACCGAAGGGTTGGGGAGAAGAGCTAATCATTGAAAATAACGAGCTCTATTGTGGAAAGCTTTTGATATTTAAAGCTGGTTGCAAGTTTTCAATGCACTATCACATGATCAAAGACGAAACTTGGTATGTGGATAAAGGAGAATTCATCTATCGATGGATTGATACTGAAAGCGCAGAAACTGTAGAAGTTAAACTTAAACCCGGTGATGTAGTAAGACAAAAACCTGGACAACCTCACCAGTTAGAAGCTCTTACTGATGGTGTAGTCTTTGAAGTTTCTACTCAACATTTCGATTCAGATTCTTATCGAGTATGGAAGGGAGATTCCCAAATAAAATAAAGTATGATAAAAAGTATATTAAGCATAGGAGATGTTCACGGTCTTTCGAATTGGAAAGATTTTATATTCAGCGGCGGATATGAGAAATGGAGATCTGACCAAGATCATTCGGTAATCAAGCATGACAAAATTATCTTCGTCGGAGACTATTTTGATTCTTTCACGGTTTCAAATGCTGAAATGAAGCATAACATAATGGAGATTATTCATCTGAAAGAGACTTTAGGCGATAAAGTAGTTCTCTTGTTGGGAAATCATGATATTCACTATATTGATAAGAAATATCGCTGTAGTGGAATAAGACCTGAGATGTGGTTTGATTTTAATGAAATTATGAGAATGAATTCTCATCTTTTTCAAGCTGCATATCAACACGAAGATATTTTATGGAGTCATGCAGGACTGACTCGCGGAAGCTGGGAAATTTATAAAAGATTTCTAGATGAAGAGGGTATCGGATACGAAAACTACGCAGATGCTCTTAATATTCTCTATAAGATGAATTATGAACCTATCTTTTATGCAGGATATGGTAGAGGTGGTTCAAGCAGAAATCCTGGAATTTTCTGGGCAGACAAAAGAGAATTGATAAACGATCCTGAAGTAGTTTCGCAAGTTGTAGGACATACTCCAGTCTCTGATATTGAAATTCATATAGCTGGAACCCATAGATCAAACAGCGGGAACCAAGTAGTTTGTCATCTCGCCTTTATCGACTGTGTGGAGAGAGGATCTAAATCTCCCTATGCAATTGATTTTAATGGAAAACCTCAAAAGAGATCCTTAAAGAGGATGAGGTATGATAAATAAAACATGAAAGACAAACTGCTCAAATTAGCAAAAGGAAGAGAAAGAGATTCCGCTAAGGAGCAGGGTTTTTTTGACGGTCGATTCAGACCCAGGGTTATAAAAGACAAAAAGAAAGAAAAGTCCCGAAAAAAGTCTCGAGAAAGGATTAAATTCTGGGATATTTAAAGCAATAATTTTCACTCTCCAAAGATAAATAAAAAAAAATCTTGGGGAAGATGAAAAAATTACTTACAGCTGTAACTGTACTATTTATGAGTGCAATGTCATTTGCACAAACTCTCCCAACTCCTTCTTCGGGAGTATGGGCGTTAATCGACACAAGCTACAATATTGGTAGCGTTTCTGCCGGTGAAACAAAAGCTAAAATTCACTACGGAAATTCCACAACATCAAAAATCACAGCTCTTCAATTTAGAATTGCTTATGATCGGAATGCATTTGACGGTGGAACTCCAATAGTTAGTTTATTGTTAAATTCCAGCACACACTTTAGTAATCAGAATGTTGATACTGCAAATTCTGTAATTACTCTTACTGTATCTTACACCGGAAGTAGCAGCACATATTCTATTCCTAACGGAGAAATTTTTGAAATTACTTTCAAACACTCTTCTAATTTCCAGAATTATATTGATGGAACTATTGCAGATCTAGAATTCTCTGCTACTTCAAGTTTTCCGAGATATGCTTCTTTAGTAACTGCTATCGATACTACTCTAGGAGCTCACAGCTACGGTGGTGAATTCATCAAGCAGTCACTTACATTTAAAGGTAAACTGGCTAACGTAACAGGATCAGCAACTAAGAATGTAATTGTAGCTCTGGAAAGAAAACCAAAAACTGGAAGTACCTGGTCTCAAGTAGCTCTTGATACTACAGGAACTGATGGCAGATTCGCATTTAACAAAGTAGCTCTGGATACTACTTACTATGATGCCAGAATGTACATCAAGGGAGATACTCTATCATACGGAAACATTGTATCTACTGCAGATGCACAGAAAATTAATAGATTCGTTCTTGGTCTAGATCAACCTACCGGATTTGATTATTATTCTGCAGACATTAACGGATCTAATAATATCACAATATCAGATGTATATGGAGTATTTGGTAGAGTAGCAGGTAGATTTACTGGATGGGCTAATTCAGTTAAAGATGTTTTATTCTTTAGTCAATCTGAATACAGCACTATCAACGGTTCAAGCACCAACTATAGATCTTCTATCTCTGGCGCAACTAATCTTGCATTTGTGATTACCGGATCTGGAAAAGATTCAGTTACATTCTATGTGTTGGCTCCTGGTGATGCTAACGGTACTGGATTCAAAATGGCCAGAACAGTTCCTATTAAAATTACTAATCCAAACAATGCTAACAACTATATCATAGATCAAACTGTAGAGTACGATATAATTGGTCTAAAAACTATGGAAGTTAACATGCCATCAATAAAGGTTGAAGAAGGAAACTTGGTGAATATTCCAGTTAAAGTAAAAACTGAAAATGAATTAGGTGCCCTCCAATTAGCTATCAAATATGATAAAGATCTTCTTGAATTTAGAAGTATTATTGGTAGCGAGCAATCAAGTAAATGGATGACATTTTTTAACCCAGCCGATGGTGTTGTAGAATGGGGTGGATATGAAACTCAGAGCGGAGAGAATAATTTAAAAAATGATGATCACGCAATAACTCTTCAGTTTTATGCTATCAAACCAAAAAACGAATGGGGTAAATCTCCATTATATGTTACTCGTAAATTTGCAGGTGATAGATTAGCCAAAGATATGGTAATTACACCAACTGATGGCAGAGTAGAAGTTTTAAGGATTAGTCCAGTTGACAATCCCTTTGTTAATACTGATAAGGCGAACATCAGACTGTTTCCTAATCCGGTTGCTGATATAGCAACTGTACAATTTAACATCACAGAACAAAGCGATGTTAGTGTTGCATTTTATGATTTTATGGGAATTAGAAGAGTTCAAGTAGTTCAACAAAATATGCCAGCGGGAGCATATCAATATAGAGTTGATTTATCAGGTCTAATCGATGGAATGTATTATGTAGTTCTTGAAACTAATAACGAAGCTATTGCTGCAAAAGCAATCGTAGCAGAGCAATAAACAAACCAAAAAAACAAATAAATTATGTCAGAAGAACTAGAAACAAATGATGGTTCATGGTCTGGTCTTAAAAAGACTATCATTGCAGCCATCACAACAGCAGTAACTGCAGGAGGAGCATGGTTTACTTCAACGCTATTCAGCAGTGAAAGTGAAGAAGCTCCTAAAACTGAAGTAGCTGCTCCAGCACCCGCTCCAGTTATCAACTTAAGTGTTGATAACTCTTCACAGAACAATTCATCAAATAATGGTGGAGGAACGAAGGTGGTTGAGAGAGTAGTTGAAAAGCCAGTTCCAACTCCAGCGAAATCTGAAAAGAAAAGCGAAACTGAAGATGCGCCTTGGTAAATTTGCATTTTTGATTCTATTTGTATATGGGTGTGGGACTCCGAAAGAGTCTCACGCTCAGACTATAGGTACAATTAAAACCGAGGAGTATACTGCAGGGTTTGAGAAAAAGAAAAGCCTTGAAGCTCTTCCTCCCTACGAAGACACTATTCAAATTCCAATTCAAATCTTAAAAATTGGAATCAGTGAAGAAGTCTACGAAATGTATCCCGAGCTTAAAGACGCTAGAGTTGGAATGGGTGTAACTAATATTGTTCTTGAATATCTAGAAGAAACTGATAGATTTGTATTTACTGAAGATAAGCTAGAGATTAAAGAAAGAATGGTTAACCAATTCAAAGCTTCTGCGAAAGGTTTTACCGAAAATAAAGTAGACGGAAAAGGCAAAATCAAACTTGCAAAGTATTTTGTTTATATTGAAGTTTATGATTTTTCAGTAGGCGAAGAAGAAGTTGTTGAGACTTCGGGAGTTACAATCAAACAAGTAACTCAACTCGGTCTTCAAGTTAGATTTGTAGATGCCGAAAGTGGTGAAGTTATAACAGGTTCCGGTCAGGGTAGAGCAATTACTACAAAAACCTCTACAGTATTAGGAGATATTGAAGGTCCTGCATTTAACAGATCAACAGTAGGTGTTTCAACTAAAAAAGCTCTCGAAACTTGTGCAGTTAGAGTAGTAGAAAAAATGATAAAAAAAGGAGTATTTAAAAGCTAATGAAAAAGTTCAGTTTATTCAGTGGATCTGATTATGTAAAAGTCGATGACAAAAACAGATTCTATTTTATGTTGCAACAAATGCAGTCGAACAGATGGAAAATTACTTTGGTAGTTCTCTTTCTTTTCTTCTTTATTATTGCAGGAATTAATTCGGCTGTATTTTTTGATGTTACTATCAAAGAGTCATGGAAAGAATTATTGTTAATTTTATTAGGTGCTTTTGTAGGTAACTTAAATAAAGTAGTTGACTATTGGTTCAATTCGGAAGACAGAGACAAGATGTTGATTCAAAAGGTTGACGAAGAAGATGGAGTTAGTTTATCTAACGTAGTACCTTCGCATGATCCCGAACCAACACCTACTTCAGATTATACAGAAGAAAACGTTTAAAATGAAAGGGATATTAACTGCTACATTTGTGTTAGTATCCTCTATGCTTTATGCTCAGGGGTTCACATATTCTTATGTGGACCCCTGTACTAAAGTTTTAAAGACAGTTCAAATACCACAAGGCCAAAATAGCATTACAGTAAACTATTTTGGAAATGTTCAACAATTTACATCTAATGATTTTTCAAATGGTACATTTGATAATTGGGTGAATGTCATTAGCCAAGCAAACTCAAGTTCACCTTGCGATGAAGTCGCTGCATTTGTACAGACTTCAACAAATAATAT